CGGCAAGGGTTGATAGGAGCCCCCCACCAAATCTGTTGCGAACCTCACCGAACAGGAAGTCTCCATAGATACCGGCACCGCCGCCCTGCGCCATTGCTGCAAGCCATGTCTTGTACGCAGCCGGGTCGCGCGGTGCGCGACCCTTCACCAAGTCCTTTGCCGACATTGATATGTAACCAAACGCAGTCGTCCATAAAATCAACTGCGCCATTCCAAGCATTTCACCGTTGCCGTTGCGCAGAGCTTCCCCAAGCGTATTTGCTCCGCGCCCGTATAATTCACGACCAACCGACTTTTGTAGAACAGAAACCGGAAACGCCTTCAGTTCGCCAATCGACCGGAGAAATTCCCCCTCTACGGTTCCCGGCCTTGTGCCGCGCTGCATAAGGGCGCGAGTGCGCTGATCGGGCATGATTGTCGCGTAACCTGCGCGATCAATGAAGTAATTACGCACCTTATCGGCAAGCTCATTCTTCAAATCTTTAATGCGGCGTGGCGTCGGGTTAACACCCTGTCGCGTCAGCAACGCACTAAATGGCCCGTCCGGCAATTCCAGAATTGTCTCGGGCACGACATACGCCCGCCCGTCCGCTTCTTTCGTGGACGCCGTGCGGATGATGCTCCATTCCGGTTCGTCTATTGCGAACAGACGCAGCGTGCGTTGCAAGTCGGGGTCGATTTGCGCCCACTGTTTATCTATATTAAGTGCGAGGCGATGCGACATTGCAAAGATGGCACCGCGCCGTTGCGCGTCTGTCCACCAACTCATGCCGTTCCACTTGAAGAACTTTTGTTGCAGGCGCGTCATCATGCCAGGAACATCATCGTCGGCAATCGAAAACCGCGCCGTTACCTCACCGGACATGACATCCGAAACGACGCCAAGCATTCCACCGATTTCACGCTTCTCGGCAGACCCGCGCCCCCGGAACAAATTGCCGATTGATTCCCCAATCCCGCCCAACATCGTGCCGCCCTGATAACGCATCTCGGATGCGTACAATGGGATATCCCCAAATTGGGACAGCAGCGATGCTCCCAACTTTGCCATGCGCTGCGTAATGCGGACGCCAGAACCAATACGAGCGCCCATATGATTAACGGGAGTCCGCGTTGATCCGTCCAGTTCAAGATATTGGTTGCGCAGTTTCCCGCGTGACGCCTGAACGAATGCGGCCCTCTTTTCAGGGTCGGCAATGCCCTTGGTTAGCGTGTCAATAATGCTGTTAAGGTTTGCCTCCGGGTTGGTCCCAAGACGGCGCATGAGGCCGGTTGTCTGCGCGTTAATTTCAAACCCGCGAAGCAACGCCTCGCGCAGACTTCCCGTGCCGAATTGCTGGTTATACTCAAACCACGCATCGGCATCGCGGAAATGCAGTACCCGTTCCGCCGAGGCTTTCTTGGCGATATTGCGCGGCCCCTTGAACGCTGGCTGCGCACCGCTTTTCAGATGGACGCCAGAGGCTAGGCCGTCATAGACGCCCCTTAGAAACTTCTCGGGGTCGGCACCCTCAAAAGTACGGTTGCCATCGAGTCTCGGTAGTATCCAATCGCGCCACGCCTCATACCCGGCCTGACGAATCTTTATCATGTCGTGCGATTGCCGCACGATGTAGCCGGGCATTTTCTTGATCCACGCCCCGGCTCCGTTAGCGTCCTGCCGAACTATGTCCTGCCACTTGGCAATGACTTCAGCGATTTCGTCCGCCTCGCGCGGGACATCGACGGGCATGGGCTGCTCGCGGTTGCGCGCCCATAAAGCCCGCGCAACGTCTTGATCCATGTCGCCGCGAACAAACACCTTCCAGAGCCCGCGCTTTTCCACATCGGCAATGAACCCGCCAAGGTATCTATCCTTTAGTGAGTTTTGCTCTGCTGCCGCGCTGTTGCGTGCGCCCTTAACTGGCCGGTTGATGCCGACCAGATAGGCCTCAACACCCTCTGCCTGGTTGTCCGCAAACCGAGTTTTTACAAAGTCGATGGCCTCTAGTTTGCGCTTCAGGTTGATAGCCGCATTGCGCTTTTCGATTGTTGCGGCGGCGGCCATGTCCTGCGCGTAGGAATCGGCCGCGTCCCGGACGATTGAATCCAGATCGTCGCCCGCGCGCATCTGCTGTTCTTGACGAATGCGCCGCTGTAGTTCTTCCAGAAGGTCGCTTAGTTCGTCGTCATTAAGCGGCCTGCCTGCCGCCGCGATGATTTCAGCAACGCATTCCTCGTAACTCATGCGGCACCGCGCCGAAGTTGACACGCCCCAGCGGCGCGTACTGCCTTGCCGTAGGCGTCGGCTGTCTTGGATAATTCGTCAAAGTCAGCAAGTTCGCGCGTTACCAGCTCGTTGTCACCGAAAGACTTGGCTAGTGTCTCGGCGTCCTCGACCGCCTCTTTCATGGTGAGTTCTGGCAAGTCTTCGTCGTCCGGTATTTCTTTGATGCGCTCGTCGGCAACGCGCGATGCCTCAAAGTCTGCGGTGCGGATTGCTTCTTCTGGCTTTAGTTGGTGAGACATAAGGACATTGCTAAAGACTTTTTGAGTGGTCGCCTGCTCCGCATCGCGCGCGATTCGCATCGCATCTATTCTGTCAACAAAGCGTCCAGTATTAGTCACGAATCCGTTTAGGTCGCGGCGTTCGGCTATATTAGCCCCGCGCGCACCAGACCCCGCCTCGAACGGATCGAAGCCGAGACTGCGAACCGCATTCTCATATGCTTCGCCGTGATTGATGCCAGTAAAAACTTGGTCCTCGTATTTGACGGCAGCGCCAGCAATGCGCTCCTGAACAATCGGCTCAACATTAACCGCGCGCCCCTCCATCGTCTGCGCAACTGCCGTTCTTAACGCAGCCTCGCGAACTTCCGGTTCAGCCCGCTCAAGAATCTGCGGCAATGGTTCACTTGCCCTAGCCTGTGACCAATGCTGCCCGCGCGATAGAGCATCGGATGCGGCACCAAATCCCACATGCAGACCTCCACCTAATGCAGTGCCAAGCCCGATGTTCAGCAAGCTATCGAACAGGTCATAATCGGCCTGTTCCTGTGATGCAGCAGCAATTACAATCGGCTCGACAACAGCGGCACCGACCGCGCCCTCAACTGCGCCAACTCGCGCACGAGTTCCCGCTCGTCCTAGTGCAGATGTAGCTCTGCCAAGAGCTGCCGTATAACGAGCCGCGCTGACAACAGGAATGAATGCGCTCGCAACATTCAGCGGATCGAGCATTGAAGCAGCAATCGCTACGCCAAACCTTCCAGCCGTTGGCAATACCCCGGACGGGGCGCGGTTCATAATATCCTGTCTGCGTCTCTCGTCCCGTTTGCGCTCCATCAGAATTTCAAGAACGCCCTCGCGTATGCCAGTATCTGGAACTGTCAAATCCAGTCCCGCATCCTTGATTTTCTGCCGAGCGGACTCCGCCGGAACCATTGGCGTTGGCGGCGCACGCCACGGTTCTTCTCCTGTATCGGTCCCGAGGCTGATTGGCTCCCCATCTTCCGCCTGACGCAATTCAAGCATCCGACGAATGGAATCGGACGGGCTGAATGTAATTGCTTCTTCAGCCGCTACACCAAGCGACTGACCAAAGGTTGCGGGAAATTCCTCAAGGACAGAATGCCCCGTGCGAACCTGTGTGTAGATTGTCATGGCTGTGCGGTCCATTGCGATGCTGCGCCATACCCGCGACCGCCCTTGGCAATCTCAGGCAGGTTGTCCCACGGAATAACCAATAGATCGCCATTGGAAAGAGTAACCGCGCGGCGATCCGGCCCGTACAGGATCAATCCGCTTTCATCCGGGGCCGCGTACCATTGCCCAAACGATTGCAGTGAAGCGATGTAACTTTCCTTGATTGATTTCTTGTCGAGTCCCGGTGCCAATGCCTCGGGGATTTTCAGATCGAAATTGCCGATATTGGCAAGCGCGGTCGATGCGCCACGGCGAACGGTACTTACGCCAACCTCAACGGGCACGCGCATTGTACCGATGAATTCGTACTTGCTTCCGACAATATCGTTGAATGCCTTTGTCGCCGCGCCCGACGCGCTCATCCCGCCAAGCACATAATCCTTGGCAAGCAATTCAACCGATGATCGGTATGTCTCGAATTCTGCCGTACCGCCAGGCACGCCCTGTAACGTAGCGAGAAGCGGCGCGGATGCAGTGCGAACGGCGTCACCAATATCCCGCTTCTGCGTTGTGTCGAGCGATTCATCAATCGCCTTTTCGCCGCGTACAGCCAGTTCCGCAAGCCGTTCGGCGGAAACCCTTTGCTCTAGACGGTTCATTGACGCGACAACTCGGGCGCGGGCTGGAATGTCCTTTCCAATCTCTCCCATGACGCGCGGGAAATGTTTTCCCCATTGTGATTGCAATTGGTTCATTGCGGCAACAGCGCCTTGGCTGCCATTGGCCTTCTGGTTGAACTGCCGCGCGATGTCCTGCGCTACCTGCTTCGGTAATACACGCTGCGCATCTATTGGAAGACCGAGGCGCTTCTGCTCCGCAAGAACGTCCGAAACGTATTGATCCATTGCCTCCCCGCGCTGTTCTTGCGGGGTTGATTGGTCAAACGCCTTTGCATACGAATCGGCAACGGCTGGGTTTTGCAATACGTATTTTGCTGAGTCGTCTAGAAGCGCCTTGTTTCGCTGTTCAATAACCTGTGCGAGTTGGTTGTATTCCTTTGCCTTGCGTTCAAAGTCGTCTGGGCTTTCCAAACCTTTGCGGGCCCTTTTTACCAGCCGGTCAACTTCATCCGGCGATGCAAATTTTACCGACGCAACATCCCGCCCAAATGACTGGGCATTGTCCAATCGGTCGCGCATTTTTATCGCGGTGTCAGCGTCAAGATTGGCGGCTAGTTCATCTGTAGAAAATGCACCAGTCTGTGTGTTTCCTGAGCGCAGATATGCTTCGTAATCCTCTGCCTTCTTCATATACGCTTGCTGGAAATTCTTTCTGTAAGCACGAATACGAACCTCAGCGAACGCCTCTATATCGCTACCGACCCCTGCCGATGCACCGGCACCATATTCCGCGTTCGCATCGCCACCATATTTGGCGACACGCTTTTCAATGTCGGCACCTGTCGATTGAATCAGGTTTCCGACCGTCTTTGCGTCACGAATATGCTTGTTCTGGTCCCAGACCGCGCGGGCCTTATTGCCAAAGGTTCGGAATACCCAATCCTTCGTTGACTCGTCTGGATCGGCATTGAGCAATTCCGCCGCACCCTGAACGCCGAAATGATGCGCGAGATAGGTTTCCTTCAAACTAGGCTTGCGACCGATGACCGAGCCTAGTTCATTGGTCCTGTCCGCCGTCATACGGTCGAAGGCTTTGGCCTGTTCCTCGGGAGTGGCGTTCTCGGTTATCCCGTATTTGGCCCTTGTGGCCGCGTCCATCTGAAACAGGCCGCGTATTGTCTTCGATGCTTTCGCATCGTGCTTGAACGACGACTCGCGTTCCGCAACGGCCAAGGCATAAGGCGCATTAGAAACGTTATTGGCGATCTGGCCCTGTATGCCGGACTGAGGAACGGATTTAGCCGGGCCAGAACCTTTGATGAAAGCCCTTACGTCCGCTTCCGTCCCGCCCGCCTTCAGTATGCCCTCGACACCGGCTTTCGCCACAACGCCGCTGAATTTCTTGCGCAGCGTCTCGCGCGTGATGTTATCCGTGGGCACCGTTTCAAGAAGCACCCTGCTGGATTCCGCGGCTTCTTTGTATTTCGTAGGGTCCGCCTCCACCAGCAGGGCGAGTTTGTTATGGGCGTCCGTTACGCCTTCAATCGAAAACCGCTCGCGCTCCTTCGTCTCGAAAGCATCGGACGACCGCGATAGTCGAGTTTCATAATCCAGCAACTTCCCGTCATATTCACCCTTTAGATGATCGGGAATGTTCTTGAGAAACTTCTTGGCCGAATCCTGATAGCCACCGACCACACCATCCCGTAAACCGGCAGCGCCGGGCTGGGCGTTCTTCAAGGTTTCAGAATAAGACTGTTCCTGTTCATAGGCGAACTCGGTAAACTTTCGCTCGGCGTTAAATTTGTCTTCATTGTCAAACGCTATCGCGAGCGAATTGACGCCCTTGGCTGCGGACTGAACCGCATTGCCGATATTCGAGCGAAACCCGCCAACCATCGGCCCCGTGGGGCGCAACGATGAAGCCTGGCCCAGATCGTCCCTGCTTGGCAGTCGCGGCATCAGCCGTACCTCAATGCCGTACCGCCACGCCGACCGTACCTGTCATAATAGGACCCGATACCGGACAGGATCGTGCCGCCTGCATTAATAAAGCTCGATCTGGCTGCATCATCGCCTTCCGCACGCGCGAGCGCAGCCTTGCCCTGATAGCCCCTGGCTCGCGTCTCGCCCAGATACGTCTCCACCCCCGCCTGATATTCGCCTTCCTCGACAATCCCGCCCTCCGTCGCAAGGACAGTCGGATCAGTAGCCCCGGCTCCCGAAGCAGCGGATACAGCTTGAGAGCGTGAGAGCAATAGATTCATCTGACGGCGCTTTTCGGAAGCCTTCCTTTGCGCGGCGGCTTTTTCCTCGCCAGCCATTCGTTCCAACTCTGCCGCTTCCGCCTTCGATGCGCGCTTCGCCTGTTGGCCTGAGATGATTTGCCCGCCCGCCGAAACGCCCGTACCCAACAGATTGAGCGCTGTACCGATACCTGCTGCACCAGCGGCAGTCGCACCCGCAGCAGACGCCGCATTGAAGCCAGCCGCAGTTCCGGCCCCCAACGCCTCGAATAGGGCAAACGATGACGCTGTGGGAAGTGCCGCACTGGCAGAAGCGGCGCTAAGAAGTGTTGCGAATCCGGCCATTTGTTTTTCTTATCCAGACTTTGCAGCCGTTCATTTCTTCGTTCGTCTCTTTGAAACCGAGACGTTCTAGCCATGCACTCGCCTTGTCGAAACGCTCGTCACAGGCGACAAACAATTCCTCGATATCCAGTGAGCGAAGATACCTGAGCGCCGTCCGGTGAAACCGGGCCGGAGTCCGCGCTACCGGAGCGGCGTCGAGAAACGCCCACCAGCGCCCGTCTTCCCATAGACAAACACCGCCGACTCCAACGACAAGCTTCCCGATATTTGCCGCCATGCCGCCCCAGCGTTCCGGGGGAGGCCTGCCGACAAAGCGAACGAAATCAGCCCGTACAGCCGGACGAATCTCGACCTCATTTTTCATTCGTATCCATCACCGCCACAAACCCGAGAATATGTGCCGGGTAAGGACTCATGGCCTTCACGCAAAACCGCGCGTCGGTATCCCATGTTCCATCAAAGGAATAAGGCTCGGCTTCGAAAGTGTCATAGAGATTGTCTTCGGAAACCACCGCGCCCTTATAGACACGGGGAAGACTGTTCATGACGTAGTTTGCCGGTGCATCTGAATCGTCGTCGAAATGCCGACCGTAGGTAATTCCCTTGTGAACCGTGTCGGCTAGCAGAATTAAAAGATGGCTGATCTTTTTCTTCTGTCCGATTGCGGTTCCCAACTGAGCACCATAGGCAAGTTTCGCGGGCTTGAACCGTCCGTCATAAGGAAGTCCGACCACCGCGCTTGTTACCGATTCCGAAATCGTTATCGAGCCCGACGTGACGGTTTCCATATCGGTCTGGTCGTGCAGGGCCTTAGAATTCCCCCACACGACAACGCTTTCCCCTTCAAGATGATCAAGCCCGGTAATCGTTGCCGTGGACGCGCCGGAATAAACGTAATGGCTATCCATATTCTTGTTCAGAGAACCGCCGACACACTCGCTTTCCAGCGCCATTTTCTCGATGTAGCAAACATCGGACCCGTTGATGGTCCGGTTGATCGCGAGATAAACGTCGTCTTCTTCCTCACCCGGCAATACCGTGACCGCTACCGCCAGCCCGTCCCCGAAGTCAACATCGATCCAGCACACCATTTCCTCGGCGCGGTCGTAGCAGCACATGGCGACCGAACCGTCATCGAGCACACACCAAATCCGGGTGTCGGGCTGGTTCTGGATTGCAGTGGAAACAATCCCGGCATCGCACATTTCCGGTTTGAACTTGGTCAGGTCGTCGGTGACATAATCGTTGTTCTCGACCCCGAAGACAATTTCACGCACCCGCGTTCGGTTGCGCTGGACATAAATTCCCGTGGTGTCCACCTTGATCGCCTGAAGATGCGACGTTCCTCGGTTCGATATTTCCCGCACACCAAAATTCGTCGGCGTCATGGGCTCGTCGAGAGACGACGCCCGCATGGAAACAATCTGGCTGGCGGTTCCGCCCAAAAGGCGCTGCATGGACAGCAGCCAAATCACGCCTTCAATTGGCCCCAAGGATAATGAGCGAACTATCGGGCCTGAATCACCTTCGGTCGTATCGTCAAAATTACTGAACTCGTCCGACACGGACCCATAGACAAAATCCTTGCCGCCCCACCACAAACGTCCATCGTGCAGGGTTACAGTTTCAGGCCAGCCACGAAAATCCGACCATGCTCCCTCGTCCCAATCGAATGTCGCCTCAATTGAGCCGAGCGATTCCAATACTTCCGCAGATACCGATGTACTCGACGAAAAGGCCGTTATCCTGACAATCCCAACTGACACTCCATTACCGGTCCAAATCGTGCCCAATGGCGAGCCGGTCGAATAGTCGCCGCTCTTGACAATAAGGCGGTAAAAACGAATCAGGTTCGCGTAATCGGATGATGGCCCAAAGGTTACTGTCTGATTAGACGTATAAGTGTTTATGTCGATCCAATCCCCCGGTTCGTCCCTCGACATTTGCAGCGTTACAGTGGTTCCCGTTCCTGTGAGACTACTAAATTCAAAGAAAAAATGATCGTCAGACCCAGCGCCAGTAACGCGGATCGTATCCGTATATTGGTCGGCTGCGGTGAATGTATGTGCTGAAAGCTGTTCAGCCTGCGTCAGACGAAATAGCGCTCCTACATGCGATGACCGAAACAACGGCTTCGACGCAGTAAGCGTTATGTTTCCGGTTCGGGCGCTCGGCGTGATCTTGACTCTATTATCGGCTGGCGAGCGAAAGGGGCCCTTGTTTGCCAGATATTCAACGACCGACCATGAACGCGCAGCCCTGCGTTCAATTCTGCGCTGTCTTGCCAGGTCCTGCGCACAGAAAATAACATCGCCGGACTGAACGTAATGGATATCTCCTATTTCGTCAGCGCCCCAAGGCGTCGGCAGCGTCATAACGCCGGAAGATTCTACCGCAACGCTATCGACACGAACCTGCCGTCTTAAATTCGATTGAAACTGAATCCAGAAGTTGCCGGTCGGTGTAAAGGCGAGAGAGTGAGTGCCGGTTTGCAGCGTCGTCTCATTGATATATTCGTCGCCTCCCTCGGTCGAACCAACCCTGAGAATGACGGGGCCACGTTCAATGATTATTCGTAAAGCGTGCTCGTCATTTTGATCGCCTGCCGCGACCGTCACTTCCTGTTTTCTTATGGCGAATGAAAACCCGTTCCCGGTCAGACCAAGATAACCGCCTGTCACCCATTCCGACGTTCCGCCAGCATCGTCCGTATCGGTCCAGCTCGCCACGTCGCTGGTGAATGTTCCATTGGTGATTGCCGTAGTGACAGACACCCGCGTAATCGGAACATCGTCCACAAGCACGCGCATCAAGGACGGAGTTAATTCAATAAGCGCCTTGGTTTCCGTATTGAAGACGAACGGGATTAACTGAGGCTCGGAATTGGATGCTGTGCCCGTAATGTATTTCGTGCCTGGCCGGAACGTCCCGTAGCCGATTGCACGAGGAATGATATTCTTCTGAACTTCCGCAGCCAGGCGCAGCTTGGTAAGATCGATGCGAGCGAGCGCCCTATCGCTTACTTCCCCGGCGTTGACCGCGAACAGCAAAACATTTTGTCTAGCCAATTAACGTGCTCCGGCTTCCACCGTCACGATTGGAAGTCCCGCGTCTTGCCCGAACCCACCGGCCTTCCGGTGCCGACTTCACCCCCTCGTCCAGCGCGTCCTGAGACTTCGCGTCTCTCAGCGCGTCTTTGGATAGCTTCTTGAACTCATCGACACGCGCAGCAGCCAGCTTAGGAGCCATGCGGAACGCAAGCTCTGCTTCCACCGCGAACTGAAAACTGGACGGCCAGATTGTTTCGTCAGTCCCAATGTCAGACGAGACATAGACAATCTGGAACGTCGCAACGTCCGTCTGCCAGAACCCACCCTCGTCCGCATAACGCATCGGAGCCGGATGGGTGGATTCAAGATTTTCAGAAAGCAGAAACGTCTTCACCCAATCGGCGGGCTTTGCATACCCATAGGTGAAACCCGTAGCCGCATTGGCCGTCGTGCCGGTGACTTCCGCGCGCTTGAGTGCGAAATTCCAATAAGCCCGCTCAAGGACAAATTGAACGGCGCGCTCGTAATTGTCTTCGCAGACATAACGCGCCTCTCTTGTTTCCGTCTCGGTCGCAAGCTTCGTCTCACCGAGAAGAAGCAGGCTTCCGTTCCAGACCTCCAGGCGAGTCGTGCCCATTTATCAGGACTTCCTGGCAAACTCGTTCAGGTACGCTTCCGCGTCTTCCCGAACCTCGAATTTGTCCTTGATGACCTCCTTGTCGCTCTCGCGGATTACGGCCCATTTGCCACCCGCGCGCCATTTCACCGACAGGCCACCAACCATGGTCGCTGCCGGCTGCTTGTCGTCGGAGCGGGGGATATCGTCCTTGCGGACAACCTTAACGACTGGGCGGCCAACTTCCGGCAAGAGCACGGAGCGAACGATGAAAACTTCCAGCCATGTGCCGTCCTTGGCCCAGACCTCGACTTCATCGCGCACGGTATACTTGCGTGCGTCGTGAACCCAGAATTCCGGCTTGAGCATGTCCTCAAGCGAAACGTCGGAATCCGCTTCGCCTACCCAGGCGTTGCGCCTTTGCGTGGCAAGCTGAAGCGAACCGATTTGCAGTGTCTTCGGGCGCGGGGGAGGCGAGAAATTGACGGGTTTAGCCGTCTCAGCCTTTGCAGGCTCAGCCATGAATCACCTATCGTTGTTGAATGGAAATGGGCGGGAGCCGAAACCCCCGCCCTGATTGTCTTAGGTAGACGTGGTAACGCTCGTGAGTGTCGCCGCCGAAGAAGCAGTGACAACACTGACAAACATCCACAGACTTCCGGTGAGCGGAGACGTGGTTTCCGCAACGAGAACTGCGTCGTGCGTTTTCATGCCGAGCGCATATCCGTTCGAAATGAAACCAGCCGCCGCAGCTTCGCCAGCCGTATGCGTCGAGTTGTAGCTCCAGAGCTGCCGACCATCGCCAGCAAGACCGCCAACGAGCAGTTCAGGAGGATTCGTGGAAGAATAAGCCATTGTTCAATCCTCCTTACGAGAGCGCAGTGTTGGAGCCGTCATGCAGCATCTGCACAACGCCGGTGTTTTGCAGGAGCTTGCTTCCGAAATGCCCGGAAACGCGAGCAAATGAATAAGCCTGCTCCGTGTCGTACCCGACAGCGATGTCGAGTCCCGACGTGTCCACCGCATGACCAAGGGACGCGCGATGGAACAGGTACGTCTTTTCCGAAGACGTACCGACGCCGGTAAGGTTCGGATGGACGATCCAGTTGATACCGGCCCAGCGCTTCATGCGGCGGACGGGACCACTGAACGCCTTGACATCCACGTAATCCGCCGAGGCGAATTCCGTGACCTGCATCAGATAGCCAAGGAAGCTCGGCGTGATAATGCCGAACATGTTGTCTTCTTCCTGAATCGGCACTTCGGCATTACCGAGCGTTGCCAATGCGGTCATCACCTTCGCAACCGTCGCGGTTCCGGCGGTGTCGTTGATCGACGCCGTATCCAGCTGGGCAATGATGTCGGCGTCAATCTTGCGATTGATTACCGCCATCGTGCTCATCTGCATGATACGTCGCTGGTCGCCCTGGCTCGCAAAGATGTTGAAGTTGGTCTTGCGAACCAGATCGTGCCATTCCGCGAGAGTGGCACTGGTTTGCGTCAGATCGTCGGAGCGAGCGGCAATAAGACCGCTCACGCCACGGGTAACGGCGACCGAGCCGCCGGAACCCGCCACAAGGAACGTTGCCGTGTTACCCTTGATGACCGCTTCCGTGGTTACGCAATTGCGCAGCCACGACTGGCGTTCTTCAAAGGCGTTGACGACTTCATCCCGATATTGGGTTTGAAACGCAGTATCTGGCATTTCTGCACCTGATTGTTCATTGTTTTTCTCCGGTGCGTCTGCTTCGGTTTCCCACGAGGCATAGAGAGAGGGTTGGCGGCGAGCCTTGCGGCTGGCCACGCCTCCCGTTGCCGGGCGGGGCTAGGCTTCTGCGGTTTGTCTTGGTGGCAGCGCCGATTGCTCGGGTTGACTGCCGGTCACGCAAACTTACGCAGCGCGCGATTTTGTTCTGTCGCGTCGTGCAATAAGCGTGCGGTATTCTTCCTGAAACTTGGCCGCTGTAGGCCCTTTCCAGTAATCGCTTCGATCATCCCTCATGAGCTTTTGCAGCTCGGCAATGCGCGCTTCGCCACCTGCCGCATCGCCACCGCCACCCAGATCAAGTGATCCGGCTGAATAGGTGCGCGCTGCCTGTGCGGCGAGCCTCACGAACAGAGGATGAGAACCAAGTTTCGTTCCGTCCGCGAGCATGACGCCCGCTAGCTCCGGTCCCTTCTCGCCCATGACTTCGGCAATGAAGTTATTTCCGAGCGTGACGTTCTGCGTGTATTCGTTACCCGGCCATTCGGTGCGAAGCTCGACAATTCGATCCTGTAACGCCTGATCCGCGCTCTCGTGCAAGTCCTGCAATTCAAGTTCGCGATTGGCGAAATACCAATTGGCCAGGTTCTGCGCGACCTTCGGTTCAATTGCGTTTTCATGCGCGAACTTCTTGAAGGCGTCGAGTACCGGTTTGTCGGCTTCCGAAACCGTGACTCCCTTCGGAGGCTCGACTGGATATTCCTCGGCCTTCTCGGGGATGCCAATTTCCTTGCGATACGCTGACAACTCCTCGGGCGTCGGATTTTCCGAAAGCGATTTCTTGTAAACGCCAGACTCAATCTGACGATTGCGCTCAAGCCATGACTTAACAATCCCATCCGGGCTGGTGAAACGTTTCAGATGCTCAAAGACTTTGGCATCGCCACCAGACAATTCTTCACGCCAATTATCCGGCCACTTGGCCGTGGCTTGCGGCTGCTGTTGGCCGGAGTCCTCGACCTTCTTGCCGTCGCCCGCGACTATGGTGTCGATCTTGGCTTGCGCGGCCCCCGCTTCTTGCCCTTCGGCCACCCGCCCTTGCGTTTGACCGGGCTGCTGCTGAGATTGGCCGTCTGCTGCTGTGGCTGTGGCTGTTCCGTTGGCCTGTTCGTCCGCCATTTCGGGTTTTCCTTTGGTGTCGTTTCTGGATTCAACACGCGATCCGCCGGGGCGAATGCGATCTTGCGCAATTGCAGGCCGGGGAATCTCCGGCCCTCGTGAAAGTCCGTGTCCCGCTGCCCGCCCAATTCGTCAGGCCGATAGGACAGGTCGTCCGCCGAGCAAAACCGCTCGACAATCAATTGAAATGCTTTCTTCTGTTGATCGGGGCTTGCTTCGCCACGGGCGATATTGCGAATTGCAAATATCTCGTGGTTTTCCAGTTCAACGGGCGCGAACGCACGCCCGGTAATATCGATCTTCATGCCGCCATCTGCGGATTCATGGCCTCGGTTACGGACTTGGAAGCCTCGGCAAGAGAGCCGATGGACTCACCCGCCGCCTGCCCTTCAGCCAATGCCTGGGCTGCGGATTCCTGTTCTTCCCTTGCGGCACGGTTTTCGCCAACTTCGTCTTCCGAATGAACCCATTTCGACGGCGAGCCGGAACCCTTGATCGCGTCCGGCAATGCCGCGTCATTATTGAAATGATCCGGCGCGCTCTTGTAAATCAGCGATGCCTTGCCGACTATTTCCAGATTGGCCATGTAGGTATGGACCTTGGCGCGCTCGATAGAGTCCTGAAGCGGATTGTTGAACTGGTAAATGATTTCCTTTCCGCGAAGCGGCTCAGGAATATCATCGACGCTTCCAAACGCCCCACGCCGCATAAGAAACCCGAAACTCTCGTCCAATAGCCCGCCGTTGTAATCCTGTTCTGATGGTTCGAATAACGGCGTGATCTCGCGGATGAATTGCTCGTAGAGGATGGAAGTCTCGTAGGCGGTTTTGTCACCCTGTTCCGGCAGGCCCAATTTATTCGTGAACCAAGCCTTGGCAATCAAGGATTGCGTCCGCATGACCATTTCAAGGCCAAGCCCCACGTCCTTTCCAAGGTCGAGCGGCCTGATTGCAGCGCCTAGTTTCTCGTCATATTCCCTATCGATATAAGTCACACCGCCGGAATATAAATTAATCTCGCTTTTCAGCGTTTCTTCCGTGGCGATCAGTGGCGGATCAACACGCTTCTCGCCCGCCTCGATCAATACCCTAGCCATGGACTGAATCTGCCGTGCGTCGGGAAGCGATACCATCGCAGCCGGGGAAAACCCGTAAGGAGACATTCCGAACGTTTCCCACCGGGGCACAACGTAGCGGAACGAATCCAGCGGCTCGTGAGCTATAATTTCCGCGTGATCCACGTCCACGAATATCGACACAAACGGCAATCGCTTGGAATTCGTCTTCTTGCCGATATAGTCGTAATCCTCGGCTGGCATCACACAATGAATAATCTTGAACTCGCGATCCGGCTCTTTCTCGCAGGCCGTCTTGATGTCCTGATGCAACTTTGCTTCGGTAAAACGCTGCTTCAATTTACGCGCGGTCACCTTCGCCTTGCGATAAATCAGGTCAACCTTGCCCTCGTAGTTCTCCATCCACGCGCAATCGCGAAAATGAAACACGCTCCACGACATTCCATCCTTCGTAGGAAGCTCATCCAGCATCAATATGGCGTTGCCGAACGATACATAGTCGTGATCGGCGCGCTTCGTTGAGCGGACGAACTTCGCCCTCCGGTCATAGAGCGCGCGCCTGTGGACTTTCGTCGTGTATTCCAGAAACCTTTGACTTTCGGTATTGTTTGCAATTTCCTCGTCATCCACCGTATGCAGAAACCATTGCTTGTCCCGTGGACGAAGCATGGCCGCCTGTGCGTCGCCCAATTCCCGCCTTGCCAGCACGGGAAACGAGTCGAACAGATGCGAGGCGAACTCATCACCTAGCTCTAACGGGGTCGTGAAATCCGCGCGTTCCGGGTAGAAGTTCTCGGCCAGCTCCTGACACAACGAATCCAGGTCCGCCTTGGTCGAAAACAGTCTCCCCGAACGTTCGAGAATTTCCTTGGCGTTATTGTCCAAGGATCATGTTCCCAACGACGTGCCGGAATACTGCGGCGCTTCGCCGGAGAGGATCGTGGATTGACGGCCTCCCCTTGCCTGCGACTGCAACATACGGCGTCTACGGCGCTCCTGAATCTCGGGGTCGTCCGGGTCGGGCATGGACATTGATTTCTGGGCTTGAGGCTGACGCCCGCCGCCCAATAGCTTGGTGATTGCAGCCATTGTTATCTCCTTCTTCTTGTTTTTGATTTTGAATAACCAACGTTGGCGAATTGCTGCTTTGGATGCCGGAACTGAGACGATGCCTTGTGCAGTTCTCTTGTCAGGACCTCTTGTCCCTCGCTGAGGCACATCACCATCGCATCACCCTTGCCGGGCGAGCGGCCAATGCGCTTTCTGATTTCTTCCTTGCTCTCGATCTGGATGCCGCGTGTCGTCAGTTTCCAATGCGGCGTGGCAAGGTCCGCCCTGATTTCCGCGCCGGGCGGCAATGCAATGACAGACCCGCCCTCTTGATCCGGGTCCAGTTCCTCGCGCATTCGCCACCATGCTTCCGCGCGCTTGTTCACAAACGATAGCTTGCCGTCCTTGGTCTTTGAGATTGATGTAGCCGCACCATTAAAGGCGTGATGATCGATCTCGTTATCTTTCAATCGAAGCGTGACCGCCCCGCCATACCCCCCGCCGACATCGACAATGACCGGGGCATTGTGCCTGCGGTATTGAACGATCTTCCCCGCCGCCCTTGACCCGTCCGCCGTCTCGTCGCCCTTGGCTGTCTGTGGTTCGGCAAACCAGCCCTGATGCCGCCAGATCAATTCTTCCGCGTCGTTGCCCCCTCCGGCAGGATCGAGCGCCATCGAAGTCATATTGCACTTCAGGTAGCCGTCCGATCTCCACCGAGACTGAGCCGCCATAACCCATGCCGTAGGAATGACCTGAAACACATCGTCTTTCAGGCTCGCGTCGAACCGTCCGTCCTTGTAAGCCGCTCTTAGTTCAGGCGGCAGTGCCGCAAGAACCGCCGAGTAATTCGTATCGGACAAATACGGATTGCTTTCCAGCTTGGCCGGGATGAAGGTCCTCGACCTTGCGATAATCTGTTCTCCGTCGATCAGGTGCGGACCCGGACCATCGACTTCGGTATCCTCGCCATTGACCATCGTGAACCAACGCAACTCGCCCGCCTTGGCCGGGTTCGGATGATTGGGATCGATCCACGGTGCCCAATATTTCAGAACCCACAAGCCCTCCGGCCTCGTCGGAGGGTTGCCAGCCGCTACTACCCGGCAACGCTGGCTCGGTTCCGACGAGCGGTTCCACGCGATGATGAAGCGGTATTGCGACTCGGTGAAGTCGGAAACCTCATCGAATCCGATGAAGTCGTGCGGCGTGCCCTTGAATTTCTGCTTGTCGTCTTCGTGCTGGCAACCGGATATATCGATAATCCGGCTATCGATACGCCACACATTGTCCTGACCGTTCCAGCCGTCGCGGCCTTCCAGAATTTCTGCGTATCGTTCAACGAGCTTTGTTGCTTCCTTGTTTGTCCGGCGAAGTACCAATGAGCGGCTATGTTCCGTGAGCGATAGACCTATAATCAGGTCCGTCTTGCCGCCGCCTGCCTGCCCGCCATAAAACAATTCGTCGGCATTGCACAGGAAGCCGTCAATCTGTTCTTCCCATTTCGGCTTCCACTTATACCGGGCGTTCGCCTTCACCGCCGCCTGGATTGCCGCTTCCTTCTCCTTCACCGGCAGGGCGTTCAACGCCTGTAGAACTTCCTCTAGCTGCATTCTGCTCCTGCATTCTTCCCAAGACGCCTACGGCATAAGGATGCTGGACATAGGTGTTGGCGTGATAGGTGTTGTCGTCGAACGCGCCCTTGATAAACATCCACTCGTTATGGGCGGCTTCCTTGTTTGCCGCCGCCGCCGAGAGACGTTGCGCCAGTTCTTCCTTACGCTTGTCGAGCTTGATCCGGTGCGGGTTATGTTCCGAATACCCGTACATCTGTTGCGGGTAGAACAGGTCTGACTCGGGCGGGATATCGATGAAGATGCCGCGCTTCATCGCTTCCCAGATGAAAAACTGACAGGCTGGCTTCTGTCGTTCGTATTCCTCGGTTGCCGCCATATCGACACCGCGCCAGCCAAGGACGCTTAACCCTTCTTCCTCAAGGGCCAGCGCCGCCATGTAACTGAGCGAGCTTTGCCAGAAGAACGGCCCGTACTTGTCGAGCATCTTTTCAATCGGGTAGCGCCTGGAGTTTGGAATCTCGGGATGAGGTTCAATCATCCAGACCGGCCCTTTGAATTCGGTCAGGAATTTCCAATAAGGATCGGACTTTTTGAACCACGGGAAGTCTTCCGTGACCCGGTGAAGTTCAAACCAGACATCGACGCGCTTTCCGGCTATTGCCGTAGCGCATCCGGGAGAGCAACCCCAAAGCTGATACGCCGGGTCATCATGCGGGGCCAAGCGAATTGACGATGGGGCGCTTCCCAGAAGTGCGATCTTCTTTGACATCGATCCTCGTTACGATGAGATGACTGCGGCGGACGAGCCGTGATGGTTGATCACGAGCCAGATCGTGCTGATGTCCTGCAATTCCACACCAGCACCCGCCGCCGTGAACAGGATATTGAGCATCGACGAGCCAGCCGTGCTCGTGATTGAGCCGTTGGCGGACGAGATCGTGACGGTCTGTTGGGTTGACGCGCTGTTTGCGACAATGCGAACTCTGCGGCCCGAACCGCTCGGCGTTGGAAGCGTGTAGGTCGCTGCGCTCGCTGCCGCGATCAGATTGAGGCCGTAGTCCTTCAGCGTGTCGGTCGTGGTCGTGAAAGTCGTATTCTCGCTCCAGCCCGCGATGTTCGTATCGAGCAGAGCATCGTTGACGGGATCGTGAACCTTGATTGCGCCGGTTGCCGGGTCATACCCGAACATACGGCCATAGATGGAATGGTAAGCCATTGTTGTTGTTCCCTGTTTTTGCTTATTGAGTCGTGCTTATTGATGGGCCGGGATGGCCATGCGCGTTTGTCTTACAAAACCGCCCGCGCGGTGCGGCTTATAGGAATGTATGGATCGGAGCGAGGAACGCCGTAAGCGACGTGGCCGTGGTTTGTGCCACCGCTCCGGTCGAACCGTCCGAAACCGGCTGGATGTACTGAAAGCCCGCGAATATATCCGGGCTGATGTAATGAACCTGGCTTGACGTGGCGGTGACGATGAATTGCGAGTTTGTCGAATTCATCAGGGTGTACATTGCCGCTGTGGAATTGCCGACCTTGAACGAGAGATACGCGCTCGTCCAAACGGACGAGAGTGCAACCCCCGTAAGGGTCAGGCCCTTGGTGTCGAGCACGTCGCCAAGCCCGTCCGCCGCCGTGGATATTGCAAGCGATACTGACTGCTTCAGGCTTGGGACCTGTTGAGTCGGATAGACGATAGCCATTATTTTTTCTCCTTGGGGCCGTCAGTCTTCACGATAAACGACCCATGCCCTGCGGCTCCTTTGGAACCGCTCACGACGAATTTCACCACTCGCGCGGTCAATTGTGATTCCAAATTGCATCTTTCGTCCATTGCCCGTCACCGTTCTTTGCCCACACGCGCGGGTCGCGGAATTGATCCGCCGTTTCCTCAAACTCGGTTCTGGTCAAGCCGACATAATCCAGCCAACGCACAAGATCGCTCGGGACAACATGATCGTACTGGCGGATTAAATCGATGCCACGGTCGCGCGTCATCTTACCGGCACGAATATCCCGGCACACATGATCGGTGCAGCGCCCATAACCGAACTTGATGTATTTCAGATAGTCGTGCACGCCATCGTGCATATTGTTCAAATTTGAATCCCGTTTATAGGTCCGGTCCATCGGTGATGGATTAACCTCGAACCCGTACAAGGAACGCATTTCCTCGACTTGACTATTCTGGTTCCAGCCGAAGTAATTGGAGATATAAATTCCACGAACGCCGACTTCCTCGATTTCATCGTCGCTCGGGTATTTCGCCCATTGCAGGTCTTTCCCGGTCAGCCCTTCCTCGCCAATAAAATCTTCCCAATCGCAACCATGCAGCAAATGCTCTTTCCGGCAACGGTTGGTGTATTCGATCATGTCCTTGAAGGAATACATGCCCCCCAAGTCCATAAATCCATGCTCACCCCAGAAGACCAGCGGGATTTTGTATTTGACCGCGAGTTGCACCGGGACTGAATTAATCCCCATATGAGCGTGCATGTCGCAATCGCCCATCTTCCTGAGGCCGACACGGTTCATGGATTTCAGGACGCGGACGCTCGGTGTGAAATTGAAATAATCACAGCCGAACTTGTCCTTCATCCGCTGGATATTGCGCTTGCCGACCTCCGTCTCGTTGTTCTCATTGTAGGTGACGAGTAGTGGGTTCATGCCGTATTGCTTGACGGTGTGAATCTGCCAGAACGAATCCTTGCCTCCGCTTACCGGGATCAAGCAATCGTAAGTGTCCGGCCTGCGGTATTCGTCGCACAATGCCTGAAACAGCTTCTTCCTGGATTGCCAGTCGATGCTTTTCTGCTCGTCTTTCGTCCGGCAACCGGAGCAGACCTGTTCCTCGTCCAAATGGACAGGTGCCGCCGCGATCATCGGGTAGCAGCATCTTGTGCAATACTGCATCACCGGAGGGTGAACGCGGGCTTCAAGCGGCGCGTGCATACGGATACCGGATTCTAAACCCCTCTTTGATTAGATATTGCTTGGCGCGTCGGTAGGCGTTCTCCGTGAAGTGAAAGAAGTTTCCGGCAGCTACTGCATCCGCGCCAGAGCGCAATCCATCTGCAAAATGACGTAGTTCTCCGACACCACCAGAGGCGATGACGGGAATACCCACTGCCTTCGTAACGGATCGAATCGCATCGCAGTCATAGCCAAGACCGCTTCCATCTCGTTCGGTGAAATGAAGGAAGATTTCCCCCGCCCCACGACTCTCCGCTTGTTGAGCGCTTTCCTGCGAGCCGTCATCTATGGAAACCACAACCGCCTGTGAGCCGAACTTGCCCACGATGCTCTCGATCAGGCCGGGCATTTTCGCACCCCTGCCGATCAATACCTTGTCCGCACCGTTCCTGATTAATCTAGCCGCGTCGTCCAATGTCCTGACATTCCCGCCCACGGTGAGCGGCATGAATGCACGGTCTGCAATCGCCCTGAGCAATTCATCCCCGATACCGGGGCCGTTCCTCGTTATGTCGATGTAGCAAACCTCGTCGGCCTGCCATTCGTCGTAACGAGCCAGCTCGTCGAACGGATTGCCGATTACCTTGAATTCTTTGCACCGCTCACTTCTGACGATCCGCCCGTCCATCAGGAAGATGACGGGGATTATGCGGGTTTTGAGCATCTGGCGTGGTTGGCTCCGTTTAAGGGTTTAGCCTAGGCAACCAACCCCCCGTTGCTGACCAACGTCCATCACAGACGTTGAGCTAGGGTGCGTAATGAACCTTCCAACCGAGGCGCTGATTAAGCATTTCCATCAGACGCCAGAATTCTTCTCCACCACGATCAAAGCCGCCGGGTTCTCCGGGTTCGCATCCAAGCCCCAAGCCTCGCACTTAGCCTCGTAGCCAAGGCCTGAAACCACGCTAGGCAAACCACGCACATAGCAAAGACTATCCATCCGAGCGCGAGCACTCTTATGTGCAATTTCATAAGACGGCTCCACCATGACAAGAGCCTTGCGCGTCACCCGCAATAACTCCGTCAGTATTTCCATCTCGCGTCCACGATTCGGTTCTATCGCGTGATAGGTCGTAACCACGTCGAACGACTTGCTACCCAACGGGATTGCATCCAATGGCGACTGAATAAACATTCCAGTCAGGCCATTGTCCCGCATGTGCTTGCGGGCGATGTCGAGCCTTGGAAGCGATATGTCGAATCCTAGAACCCGTCTGGGTTTGACCTTCATTGCCAGCAGAAGCGGTACAAGCGTTGTCGCCTCGCCTGTGCCTGCGTCCAATAGATTGACCGGCTCGTATTGCTCAATGACGCTGGCCAGCTTCTTGCCTATTTCGGTCTTTTGATCGGCATAGGTCTGATTGGCTAATGCAGCTACGTAGGTTCCGGCTTGAAGGTCGTAGGACTGTTCAATCTCGGCGGTGGTTCTCACTGAAGCGCCACGCCGACTTGGCGCGCCACCAAGAATATGCAAACAAATGTTCCGAACCACGCTACCGCCACGAGTGCGTATATTCCAGCCATGGAGGGTGCTTCCGCTGCATGTGCTTACGCCTCGCCTTGGTTAAGGCTACTGCGCGCTTCGCTCTGTAGGCCAGCCGCCCATCAGGCAGCCTTCCAAATTGGAAAACGTGGATAAGACCGCAGTCGCAACATCCAATCGGATGGTTGGATTCGTCTGTAGGTGTAAGCCATTGTGTATATTGGTTAGGCTTGGCTCGCTCAGGCTTTGCGGTAATTGCTACCTGCCCCGGCGTTCGCTTTTTCCTCACGGCTTAACCACCTAGCCTACCAACGATACGCTCAGCCACCATGTCAGCGATGCGCCCAAGCCTTTCGCTTTCCGGCTCAAATGAAAGCTCCAACCGCTTTGTCGTCTCTGCATTTATTGAAACGCCGTTTTCTTTGGCGGCTTTCTTCAGCCTATTCCTAAGATCACCATGAATACGGAGATTGAATTGCCTTCGTCCTAGCTTTCTCACGGCTTCACCACCAGATTAGCCCGCCCGCAATCGCGCCCAACATAAGGCTGAACATCAAAATCCCCGCTCAATGTCAGATCATCCTCAGGCGTCCACACCCGCGTAACGCACGCGAAGCTATAGCCGTCCGATGTGTTCGGATTGGAACGATGAATCAAATTGCGATCAAAGATAATCAAGTCCCCGCGCTTGCTCTCGCAAACATGCTCAGGGAATTCAGTCACGAAATTCTCCGGGACCTCGAATTGACGAAAAGCGTTCTGGCCTTCGCTATATTCCGCAAACGGCCAGTCGCGCTTATGGCTCCCGAGCTTCACGCTCATAACCCCATTGTCCTTGGTCTTGTCGGCAAAGACCGGAAACCAGATGTTCAGGAAGCGTCTGCGCTTGGGATAGTAGTGCGCTTCGCTATGCCATTTATAAAGCAGCCGTGTCGTGTTCGGACGATTGATAAGCAGGCCCGGCCCATCGATCAACAAGCGTGCCTCATTACAACGAAGCAAGCCCGCGCATGTCTGCCTGAATTGGCTGCCGAACAAATCCCGCACCCTCGGGGAACGCGGCAACATCTTCTGAACCTGATAGAGCGCTTCCTTGTCCTTGCCTTCCATCGCCTCGCAGATCGCCGGTAGATCGTCCGGCAAATCGCCGTAGTCGGCTATCTTGTGGGCCTGGAGCGAATAGAGCCTTGTGACCGATTGCTCGAATTCAGTCAGGTCGCCCAGATCGAAGAAGCGCTTGATATGGGTGAAGCCCCTGTCGGCAAAACTCATACCGTAACCAGCGCCTCTCGCAATTCATCAACGTTCATGCGCCGTGCCGTGTTGCTCGAATTACCGTCCGCCATGCTCTCATGCAGCTTTTCATAATCTGGCAATCCAATAACATTCATTCTGGCGCGCATCGCCTCAGCCAAATCGGCCAGCCGATAAGCTGGCAACTCGGGGATATTCAATTCACCCCCGCGCATCGTCTCGATAGTCCGAACCACCAGAGCGACCGCCTCATCCATCGTCATCCAGAACCGCGTGCATTCAGGATCGGTCACCGGCACCACACCGTTCATCCCGCGCCATTTCGGAATGACCGAACCGGCGGACCCGGCTACATTGCCATAGCGAGTGACCGAGAATATCGGCCCGGTTTTGCCTCGCGTATTGTTGGCGTTCAGGAACAGGCTTTCTGCCAATGCCTTGGTCTGTCCATAAGGACTTACCGGCTGGTATGCCTTGTCGGTCGAGAGCGCGACCACCCTATGAACACCCGCATCCTGAGATGCTTCAATCACGTTCACCGCCCCGAGAATATTGGTCTTGACCATCTCTCCTGGATTATAGGCCCCGACCTCGATCCGCTTCAGTGCAGCCGCGTGGACAACAATCTCGACATCCTCGAACGCCCTGCGCAACCTGTCGCGGTCCCGCACGTCTCCGATAAATAGCCGGAGCCTGCTGTCCTGTATTTCTTCGCCCATCCGGGCTTGCTTGTGCTCGTCCCGCGAGAACACGATAACGCGCTTTGGACTGTGTTCTTTCAGCAGGTGGCGGACAAAGGCGCTTCCGAAACTTCCCGACCCCCCCGTTATGAGGATCGATTGGCCGTCTATCAATGTGCAGTCTCTTGCTTTTGCTTGACGGCGCGGGCCAGCAGGAACGAAACTTCCCGTGCGGCTTCGGTGTCGTTCAATGCGACAGTCTCAATCGGCCCGCCGTCCTTGCCGGTTAGTTCGTTACGCTCGACAAGCCCAAGATCGCGAGCAATGATATTTGGGTTGAGTAGATCAGCCGCTGCCCCGGCGAACTTCTGCGTTCGGATAATACTGTCCACGCGGCTAGTGACTTCACCAAAACCTTCGCGCGTCCTGTACTCGCCCCAGGCTTGCTGGCTGATGTCGAGGAAGATACAGAGCCCCGCGATAGTCATTGCCCTCATCTTGGAAATCGGCTCATGAGTTACTGAGCCCTGATAGGCAAACGCCTTATCCTCCAGAAGTGGGTTTTGCTCGACCCAATCGAAATACTCGCAACAGGATTCCCAGAGCCTCTCGGGTGTATCGAATATGGGATTTCGACCGTGCGAACTTCTGGCTTTCCAGAACTGATTTCCTTTAGGAGCAGCCATCACGTCATCCGCCAAAACACACATTTATCAGCATCACAAGTCAGAACAGCCCCAGGCCGAGGCGTCATGTCCTTCCCGCACTTCGGGAAAACCCAATCGCTTTCAGGTGGACTAGGAATACCAAATTCCTGCTTGAGTTCACGGGCAGTCAGAGTTCGCCTTTCGTATGAAAGCATTTCTCCACCAATTGGCTTTGCCATGTCTAAGCCCTATCGTCTCGATGATGGGGGGTGGGAAGGCCAAATCCAATCGGCGCTTACGGCGCGAAGAAACGGGCAGTGGCCTTTCGCTGGATCGTACAGCCAGCAATCTAAATGCGAGTCGAAGCCGTTTCCGTCGCCAATGTCCGCGCAATCTTCGTCGAAGTCACGACAACGCGGAACAGCACCTTGCTCTCCGGCCCGAGTACTGATGGCGCTATCACGAGTTGAAGTGGGCATAGTCCAATGAATCCTCTCTACAAAACGATCTAGTTTTTCAATGCGTTCACGCCATGACGGCGCGCTTCACGCAATGTCTCAGCCGTTCCATAGCCGTGCTGGCCGTCCCTGAAATTGTAAATGGCTTTTCCGTCTGCCGTTGTTAAGGCTGTGCGGCGAGGCGGATTGAAAACACGATTGCGCTGGTACTCAAACCCCCAGCCGCCGCCATAGCACGACAGAAATACCTTGCCGCCATATGCGCGGATAACCTTCACGGCGAATCCTCTCTACGCCCTTATGAGGCGCACGTATTAGCGTTTGGAACGCCAAGTAACGCGCACGCCGAAGATTGAGAAAGTCGGCACAAATCCATTTCGTTCAGAGAACAGGGAATCGCGCGACCATTTTAAATTGATCTGGCCGAATAGCGGCACCGGAATGATTAGCCAGCTCATCGCACGAATCCTTCCCGCACCCTTCCGGGGCGGGGAACAGTTCTGTCTTTTAATTCGGGGCAACCGAAGTCACGGCACCGATATACGGGTGTCTCGCTTAGGCCGAAGCCTAAACCCGCTCACCAATGACGCGCGCCGGGGTAAGATAGCCCAAAGCCAAACCAGATTCCGGCGTTTGTCCGCATACTCAGCAGTGTGAGACGCCTCTGCCCCCTCTGCGGAATCTCTGAAAACTTGTCTAGCGAGCGTTGGCTCCCGCGCATGGATTCGAACCACGATCTCCTGATTCAAAATCAGGTGTCCTGCCGTTGAACGAAGCGGGGCCGTGGCGTTGTTGATCGTCCATCTCGAATCCTTTTCCCCTTCCGGGGCGGGTAAGACCAAATCACTTGCGAGGATGCCTATTTGTGGCCCTCTTGCTGTACCGTGTCAAGATGTGGTGGGTCGGGTAGTGGCATCCAGTGGGTTGGAGAAACAATGTCACACTCGCTATATGGGTGACTTTCCCAGCCCTCCATCAAAACACCTTTAGGCCGCCAACAGGCAACCGCGTGTTCTGGAAAAATTTTCCCCCACACAAGGATGCGCGTCCCATCCCTCGGCGCGCTTTCAATCGGCTGCCAATCAGGCATAATGCAACTCCTTCGCCAATGTTTCCAGACATTCCCGAAACCGCCTCCCGAGATACTTCTTGCCCAACTGATCGCACATGCCGCGCTGCTCCGCGATCTGGTCGATAAACATTCGGTTCGCCAGAACCTGCCTCGTTAAGGCCGCGCCCTCCATGCCAAGGGATTTCTCCAATCGAATAATCTCCTTGATAGCCCTGAATTGCGTGTCCTTCATGGCCTCGGGGCCTAATCCACCACCATCCACAGGCTCCTTCGTTGTGTCCATGGCCTTCAAGCCGCCGATCTCAGCCCTCTCATAGAATCCCTGCATGGTGCGACCAGCTTGGTACTTGGCGTCGTCTATTTGCCTGTGATGGTGAAGCCTGCCAAGCGGGTCGTCTCGTAGGGATTTAAGCGCCACAACCTTCTGGCCGGGATTGGGATAGACCCGATCACCGCCGATAAGCTCTCCGGGATCGTCAACCATGATGGTGCAAACATCATCGTTGCAGGCCCGATCTTCCTGCTTTCGCTTTCTACCGGCTTTTGCCATTCTCTTTCTGCCTCGTATTGAGATTGGAGTTGGGGACTAGCAGCGTGCTTGGCTGTTTATCTTTCTTCAGTACGTTAGCCCCGTGCCGTTAGTCCGTGCTTCGCTCGTCGGTGCGGGCAACTGACCCTGATATGTGCCCCAACGCCCTAAAATCAGTTTCATTAGATGGCGCGGGGGAAGCGTCCATCCTTTGCAGTATTTTGCAGGCTTCCTCATCTCCCATTGGAGAGACAAATCAGGTTTACTTGCATCAAATTCCCATAGGCCCGCACCATCAGGAACTTCCGATGGCTGAATCAAGCCAATAGGCGCTGCAAAGAAAACGCGCGACGAAAACCGCGTATAGCTTTTCCATTTTCCACTACGAACATCTCTCAGAAAGTCGGCCCGGCTGATTTTAATTTCGTGCGCCCACGGACGGCATTTCGTTACGTCGAGAGTAGGAAAAATAGAAAACACGTCTGGGCGACAACGAAAACCTGTCTCTGGCTCGCTCCAATTGCTAAACTCCAAATTTTCCCACGTCACCCGATGACAGAACGAACCAGAGTTAAGCCGCTTCGCGAGCATAGAAGCGAGTCCATCGTGCGTAATACTCGCACCTTGCTCTCCAATTGGCGTACTGATGGCGCTATCGGTTCGATGATCGGTCATAGTCCCAAAATCATTTCTATCCATTACCAACACCCTCAAGGTCTGTACGGCTTGCCTTCTTGGCCGCTATCTCGGCAATGACCTTGGCAACCGCACCGCCCGCAGACGTGCCAACCGGGGCCGTGCCGTCGCGCTTGGGCGGCACAGGATCGGGCGCGGCTTTCAATTCGACCGATAGCTTTTCCATCGACTCCGCGACACGCTTCTTTGCCCCCTCGTCCGTGACAACCAACCGGCGCTTTTCCTCCGACTCGCGCTGTTCCTTTATTTCCCGCCATCGACGGCGAAGCGGATCCATATCGGCCTCGCAAGCGTCGGTTAATTCCGCAACGGTCGGCAGGAACTTCGACTTACTCACGACACCGCGAACCGGATCAGATACCCGCGCTACAATCTCAGGCGGATAACCGGCAAGCACCGCGACCAGCGCGGAAATATAGGTTTCCGAATCCGATGGCTTCCCGTTCGGGTAACAGCCGATAATCCTCGTCACCGCCTCAGTGGCGGTTGGCAGGCTCGTCTTCGGGAATGGAAGTGTGTTCCTGATCGCCAGTTCGAGCGTATTCGCGGGCCTTATCGAGAGCACGTTGGAGGTCTGTTCGGGGGGCCGAACCATTTCGGTAGACATGCTGTTTTCCTTTTCCAGCAACATCGCGAACGCGGTTGCGCCATGTGCCCGGCCAATTCAGCTTGAACCCGCGTTGGCCGGGTACGCCTGTCCAATAATCAACAAATTCGTCGCGGAGTTCGTCCGGGTTTACGCCTCGGTCAATCGCGTACTGGCGATCAGCTTCACTCGGTTGCCAATCGGCTGGCAGCCGCGTGCCTCGCGCGCGCGTATCCCCTCTACTTTTCTTTCTTACTTTCTCGGTAGCTTCTTCAGGAAGTAAGGAAGGAAGGGAAGAAAGGTCACAAGACGCAATTCGGCTGTTGGGCCGAATGTCCGGGACATTTTCGGGCGCTGGCGCGGCATCGTTTGCTTCCGCGCTCCCCTTGGTTTTGTTGGCTTTCTTGCGTGATTTTAGTCTGCGGTCCCGCTCATATTTTCTGATGATGTCCCGGACCTGTCCCGGACTTGTCCCGGACATTTCCTCGACTGCTTCAACGACGAACGAGATCAGAGGCGGCGTTGCCCCAAGATCAGTCATTCGTCGGATCAGTTCAGCCATAGTCACACTACGCTTCCTTGCGGCTTGTCTGGTGCGACTGCGAAGGGAGGATCAGCAAAACTAGGAATGCCGCTGCGCTCCCGGCTTTCAGAAGCGGCGCGCGCCCAATTTGTTATGCGTCCCAGACGCCTCCAACGGCATTCAGGCTGGTGTTCGGCAATTTCGAATTGCGAAATGCGATTGCCGCACCATGCGCAGCGTGAACGGCTCATACCCCAAGCACTCCCCGCAGTTCGTCCAGATCGCGGGAAAGAACAGGGTCGATCATGGATAATTCTGATATCTTCCTGACTGCGTAGAAAACGGACGTGTGATCCTTGCCACCCATTCGTCTGCCGATTTCCGGGAACGAATTTTTCGTGTACGTGCGCGCGAGAAACATGGCGACCTGCCGGGGACGAACCAGCCGCACGGTCCTTGAATGCAAATGCAGGTCAGTCAGGGTCACGTTGTAATGCTTGCAGACGGCCCGGTTGATCGCCGGTATCGTGACGGCCATAGGTCCGGGCCTTACCCACATTTTGGCGATAGCGCGGTGACAGAAGGGCTCGCTGCAAGGCGCGGGAATGACAATTCGCGGGACCGGAATTTCAGGTTCGGGCCGCTTGAACCTGACAATCGGGACTGTGGGTAACCTTGTATAACGCCTAGCCAGAGCGCGGACGCCGTTCGCAGTCCGGCATTCGACGGCTTCAACGCGAGCTAGATTTTCCCAACTCATTTACGCACTCCGCTTTGGTTCTTCGTACCAGCCGTATTTAGTTTGTCGCGAGATCGCTTCCGCCATGACCGAAGCGTCGCAATGCGCGCGCCAATCAAGATGCTCCGCCGTCTCGCGGAATCCCGTCAGCATTCGCCGGTAGCGGATCAAACCGTCCATCATGTCGTCGATGGCTTGAACGGCTGCTATCGTTCCGTCCTTGGCGTGAATGTCCGACACGATGGAAATAATCACCTGTTCACAGACGGTACTCATCTCCCCGCCCTCCCCATGACAGGACCTAAATACAGGCCGAGTAGAATTGAGATTTCTAACCAGATGAGAATTAGGGTGAGCGTCATCGCCCCCTCCATGCTTTCGCAATGGCTGGTAGTGAGCCGTCGCCTTCGATCCAATCGGAAATGGCAAACCACGTCGCCGCGCAACGCATGTGAGCGTTCGCGATCCATTCCGCTCTGTCAGCTAAAAACTGCCGCATAATCGGGCTCTGGCCTGTTAACCCGATGGCGTGAAGCGCACGCCGCCGCACTATTGGAACTACTCGGTGTCCGCCGCGTCTTCTAAATCCAACTCCATTTGCCGTTTCTGCAACGCCAGAAAATCCTTGCGGGTCTGGGCGCGCTGCATCCGGCGCTTGAACATGCGCCACCAGACAGGACGTGCCTCGCCCATGATCGCTTCGAGAAAATGAAAGCCGTCATCGCTCTGCAAAAGTGCAGCCAGCGCGTCGGCGTTCATGTCGAACTTGCGGGCCAGCCAGTATTCGCAGGCACGTTGAGAAGCACCCGATTTGATTGACAATTCCGTCGCTGTCTTGCGCGGCCACAAGCTACGCGCCACGCGCATAACCGAATCAATCGTCCGCAACTTATTGCGGTTGTCGTCGCAATTTATTTCGTGGCCTGTATTTGCCATCCCGGCTGTAGCATTGGCATGGTTGCGCATGGAAATTGTCATGACGCCACCAAGGTTTGAAAATGTACGGCTGGATTATTCTGATTATATTCCTCGCCTTCGCGGCTGGTTTTGCGTCCGCGATTGCGGGATTGGAATTGTTGGTCAGAATTGGGCCAGCCGAGGACGCGCCGGAATGAATTGTCTCGCGGGCCGGGCGCTAATCCGGCTCCAGCTTCCGTCGGCGGTGCACTCGCCATTTCGCGAGTTTCGCAACCTAATGCGTTGCTCGGCTGGCCGCATACCGTGCGTGTCTGCTTTCCACGCCGCCGCGAGACTCCACGCCCGAAGGCGTGAATTGAATTGGTTAAATGCCGATGCCGTTCTTGATCCGCTGCACAGTCTCGAATGCCTGCCGCAGGACATAGGACGTGTCGCGAAGCTGTGCCGCCAGTACGGGCGTGGGTTGTGGCCCGCCTGCAAGTTTGCCCGAAACATCGTGCGGCTTCCCGCCGCTCAAATGATCTTCGACATGTTGAAGCGCGTTCAGCAAATCGTTTGCTTGAGCCGAAAGCGAGCCGCTCGTTTCCATGAGCGAACTTTCCTTCACTGCCACGGCAGCATTCATCCCGCCTTGCAGTCCGCCAGAATAGTCTGCCATTGTCTTCTCCTTGGTTGGTGGGCTTGGAATTTGCGCGGCGCTCAACCGTGCGAGGAAACGGGAGCGCCGCTGACGCGGCCAGCCTGGGGAGGACAGAAGCCGCGCGTTCGATATGTAATGATTGCTGTCGTTCAGTACGTGTTTCTACGTAAGCAAAATCACGAAGGCGTGCTTGAGGTGACTTACGGGCGTAACCAATTCGATCTATCGCCGCGCGAGTTCGTAAGGCGTACAACTCTAGGACTGGGGAGACTCCTAGGGGGTTGTACTCATGCACCGAGCGATTCACCCGGAACTGTTTATCGACGACACCAGCCTGCAAACGGTGTTTTACGACGACATCGTGAATGCCGCTGTGATCGGAAATATCTTGCGCGCCGTCGCGGTCGAGTACCGCAAGAATCCGGCCACCGGGCTTTTCGAGCGTATCGGTATTTGCCGGTTCGCACGTCCCGTCACGGCTACCGAACGCATCCGCGCGGAATTTACGCGGGCGATCAATGCAGCGGAAGGCTTGCGGCTGGTGTGAGGTCATTGCGCGGCCTCGCCAAGAAGTTCAACGAGATCGGGGCGAAGCACGCGCGCGGGGATGCCGGTTATCTCGCTGATCGTAGGAACCAATTCAGCGTCAATCTTACGGTCGCCCTTTTCCCAGCGAAATACAGCGGGCCGCGACACATTGAGAGCTTCGGCCAGTTTGGCGCGCGACCAAGGCGGGTCCTGCGCGAGCCGAAATTCGGTTAAGGGATGGACAGTTGCCATGCCTTTTCTGTTGCCATATCGGCAACGGTGCTGTCAAGGGCCTTGTTGCCGTATTGGCAAGAGATTTAATGTTGCGCTGCGGCTATAGTACCAGCATGGCAACAAGACCTGTCGGGATCGGGCGGCGACGGAAGGCCCACCTTTACGTCAAGGAATGGATCGAGGCGAAGGGCCTGTCGGATGAACAGGTCGCCAATCGCGCTGGCGTGGCCCGTGAGACGGTTTGGAAGTGGTACACCTATCAAAGCCGCCTCAACCCCGAAAAAGTCGCTCTACTGGCCTCTGTGCTCGAATTGGAGCCCCAGGACTTCTATAGGCCCCCTTCCCGGCGCAGCATCGACGCCATCACCAAAGACCTGCCGGACGATATCCACGGCGATGTTGTGGAATTTGCCGAGCGCCTGAAAAAGCGCGCCTCCTAGCCCGAATCTAGGTTTCACGTTTAACGCCACCATAAGCCATTGCGGTAACACGCATATAAAAATTGTTGCCAACTTGGCACTTTTCGCTTGACGACTGTGTTGCCGTTATGGCAACGATAGGCATCTTCTAAAGGAGGATGCTTTGAACCTCGAATTTCACCCTCTAGCAGACCTTTTTCCGCTCATGAACGGCGCGGAGTTCGATGCGCTCGTGGCCGACATTCGCGAACATGGCCAGCGCGAGCCGGTTGTTCTTCACGAGGGGAAAATCCTCGACGGTCGAAACCGCTACCGCGCCTGCATGGAAGCCGGTCGCGAGCCGACTACCGAAGATTGGGACCAAGACGGCACGGCGCAAGCCTATGTCGTCTCCAAGAACTTGCATCGCCGTCACCTGAACGAAAGTCAGCGGGCGATGATCGCGGCGAAGCTGGCAACACGTAAGCGCGAGGATAGTTTGCGACCGGGTGGGGCCTACCCATCGACCCTCGATCAACAGATTAAACTATCCACCACAAACCGCGAAGCGGCAGAACTACTTAACGTAGGCGAGTCAACAGTTATAGCCGCAAAAGCGGTTTATCGCGAGGGCTCCCCAGAAGAAATCAAAGCAGTTGAAGGCGGCGTAGCCGCTGTCAGCACAACTGCACGAAAAATTATTGCCAAGAAACCAAAACCCCCCAAACGAGAGTCAATTCGTGATGCCGGGAAGAACCCCGAACGAATTCAACGCCGACAAATCAACGCGGAAATCTGGGGCCACGTCCGCGAAGCACTCTGTCACCTGACAAGCCTTCCCCTTCCCTCCGAAGTCGTCGCTATCGCGCGAGCCGCAGACCGTACTGGTCTGGTCGATGACAAGCTCGCGCGTTCCATCCAATGGCTAAAGGATTTTTCAGATGCATGGACCAATGAAGCAGAAGCGTCCTGAAATTATTACGCTCACGCCGACGCTTGCGGCGGAATTGCTTGAGCATAACACGCTCAACCGCCCCTTGAGCCAGCCGCACGTCGAACGAATCGCGAAGCAAATTCTTGACGGCAAGTGGCGCTTTAACGGCGACACGATTAAGGTTGCCGAAACCGGCGACGTTCTCGACGGTCAGCATCGTTTGTGGGCCGTCATCGAAGCCAAGAAGCCGGTCGATACAATTCTGGTTCGCAACATCGAGCGCGAAGCCTTCGCCACGATTGACACGCTACGGAAGCCGCGCTCCGGCTCGGACGTTCTCGCTCTCAATGGCGCTACGCACTATCGCGCGACCGCAGCCGCCGCCCTGCAATGGCTTGTTCGTTGGCAGCGCAACGCCATCGAGGATTACAAAGCCCCGCAGTTTCGCGTCGAAAACTCTGACATTGAAGCGGCCTATGCCGCTCACCCTGGCATCATCCGTGCCGTCGAACGCGCGCATCAAGTCCGCAATGTCGGCAACCCGAGCATCATCGGATTTTTCTACTACGTCCTGACAAACCGTAACCCCGATCTTGCCGAGCGCATGATGACCACGCTGGAAAACCCGGCTGGCGTTGCCGTGACAGACCCATTCTTTCGATTGCGTGCGTATTTTCTGAGCGATCATCACAAGCGCAAGGAGCCCATCGTTAGCATCGCCAACATGATTAAGGCGACAAACGCCGCGCATCGCGGGCAGAAAATCCAAGTCCTGAACTGGAAGCATCAAGGCGAGAAGCGAGAAATGTTTCCTGACTTGAGCGTGAAATAAATTCACCGAGGGAGCCCTACGGGGCTCTCTCACAGACAATGGAAGGGTGGGATGATGAACAAACGCAGACTTTTGAAACTGGCCGATCTGCTCGAAGCGGACGCGAACAATCCGAAAGGGATCAAGTTCAATCTCAAGCTTTGGGGAAAGTTGGTAGCCTCGCCCGAAGATTTTCCGGAAGCGATTCCAGTTAACTGCGGCACCATGGCGTGCGCAGTCGGCCTCGCCTGTATCTCCGGTGAATTCAAGCGCTCGGGTCTGACCTATATCACGGGCAATTACGACGGCAACCATTTCGTTCCATCGTTCGGTGAATTTACCGGCGAAGAAGCAGTCAATCGATTCTTCGGGCTGGGCGAGCCTGACGAGGACGGCGATTTGAGTTCGGAAGAATTCAATTTCTTGTTCGTGGCCGCAAAGTATCCCAGACGCAAACAAAGTGGACGTGTTGGCGAACTTGCCGTCGCCAAGCGCATTCGTGATTTCGTCGCTGGAAAAGCAATGCCCGCCTAATCACCCAAGAGCCATACGGGGCGTCTGTATCGTGGGGAGAAGATAGTGGACTAGCAGCGCTTCAATAACCCGAACGGCCTGAGAAATTACTTAAGCGCAGAACAAGTTTTGGAGAGAGCGATGAACTTGAAAAATCAGCCTCCGATTTTCGTCCCGGAGAATACCGGAGCGAAGTCGAGAAAATGAGCAAGGCGGCGCTGATGGACCTCGTTTGGGATTTTGCCACGACCGCCACTCCGAATGACGGTGACGCCGCAATCATGCAGACGGTTCGTGAGCGCCGAGACATCATTCTAACGCACCGCGCGACACCAACACGCTTTGCTCGATGGAGCCAGCCATGAGCACGCTCTGTCGAATTTGTCGGAAGCGCGATGTCGAAGTGATCGACGATTGGGAGTCGGACAACTGCCGCGACTGCAATGACCGGCTGATCGAACGGAATAACGCGCGAGCGGAATGGGACGCATGCCACGACGAGCCGTGTCCAGAAATTGAACTCCCGCCCAAGCCGACAAAAGCTCCCGGCACGGCGGAAAAATAATGAAGGCCGTTCCTACAGTCTGAGAGAAAATAGTCCCAACCTACTTCTACACCCTGAGAGTGACAGACAATGACAAAGAGATTGATAGCGCCGAAAACTACTGACGGGGATTGGGGCGCTTACGTCGATGAAGATAACGACGCAATTTCCATCGTCTCGCGCGTGAACGGGCCAAGCGGCGGCATAACCGGCATTGACGTGGCCCGGATGCCAATACCGTCTGAGACACGGACACAGAAACAGATTAACGCCAACGCACGCTTCCTCGCTGGCAGTAAGCGAACAGCAGAGGCGGCAGTGGCGCTCGATGCAATTCTGGATGCGATTGACGACGCCACAAAAAGCCTCTTTGCGGAAATGCATATTCGAGGCCGACCGTATGTAGGCCCAAGCTGGGAAGATGAACGCAAAGAACTCCGCGCTGCCCTCGTCGCTCAAGGCTATTCGTATTCGGAACAGGAGTGAGTGATGACGACCCGCATAGCAACGCTCCCGCTGCCTAGTAAGGTGCCCGCCATGACCGTTCGGTTCAGCAAGAAATCTCTGCGCCAACTACTCGAATCCAACATGGCCCGGTATGAGGAATTGTATGAATTCAAGACGGGTGACGGCTGGAGCGTCGTCGATAACAAGCCGCGCGAATTGTGCATTTCATTTGGCCACTACGACGCATGGCGAGCTTTGCTGGAGGATTTGAAATGACCGCTCCCGCAAGCCTCCCCCTTCCTACTGAATTACCCGGTCCAGGTCCGTTCCTGCTTGCGCTTGGCGAGGGTGATCCGGTCGTCGGCACGCCCGAACAGATCGTGCGGAATATCCTCTACGGGCACATCTGGGGCATCGAAGCAATTTACGAACTATCCCCGCGCGACGGAACGATGGCGGACGTAACGCTGACAATCGCACGCGCTGTCCATGCGCTCATTGAAAGTCAGGGGTACTCGGTGAACCGCGATTTGGCGCGCTGGCTCGATAACTGGCTTGAGCTTTCAGTGAACAATGAACCTGCATGGCGTGAACTTATTGGAGCGGAGTGATGGCGCTGACGGACAAGGACCTCAAATGGCTGCGCCTCGCCGCATCAACGGGCGGCATGTATCCCGGCGTTCATTGGGACTTGGCACCGAAGCGATTTCGGAAACTGGAACGCATGGGCCTCGTCCGTCTCTTTTCTCCGCACAATATGGCTCACAAAGATTATGCGGCAATAACACCGGAAGGCCAGCTAGAACTTGTGGGGGCGGGGTGATGAAAGAACTCATTGCACGTTTGGAAAAGGCGACGGGGCCGGATCGGGTTCTTGACCGGTTGCTTTGTCATGAACTTTCGCCCGGTACAGAAAACTTCTGCGACGGGATGCGCCAAGAGATACCACGCTACACCGCCTCCATAGACGCCGCCCTGTCGCTGAAAGAAAGCACCGGGTACTCGCTAATCGAGTTTGAATATGGCGGATGCCAAGCCGAAGTCGATGGAGGACTAGCCGATGGGCCTACAGCGCCGCTAGCGATCCTTCGCGCAATTTTTGATTCCAAGAGTAGCGACATGAACCAGTCACTACGCGCTCGTGAAGCGATGAAATAATGGACTAGCAGCACCTAGATAACCCGAGCCTCTTTAGAAATTACTCGGACACCGAACAAGTTTGATGGAGAGAAAAGATGGAAAAGAAAGTGTGGCGCAGTGTCCCGAACTTAATGAACGCTAGCGGCAATCAAGTTCTCGACGGTGACGGCTTCTATATCTCTTTTGTTGCCTGTACCCGCAGCGTGATTGGCATGTTCGATGGCGATGACGGCGGCGCAGAAACTGCGCTCGTTAAGAATGGCAAGTTCTACATTCTCAACGGCGACTGGCGCGAACAATACGAAGGGGCAGTTAACGATGGCTTTGATGCCTGTTTCGCGATCTACACCACACACAAAGACACCAACAAATCTAGTTGGTCTAACGAAGCACCTAGCACAACGCCAACGTACTGAAGACGCGTGAGCGATCTAAGGAGATTATAGTCCCATGAACCCCCTAGACCACGATCCCCAGGCACAAAGCGAAGTAGCCCTGCACGAACTATTCCAGTCGATCTGCACTGTCTCAAGAATGATGAAAGACCCGATCACAAGGGAATGTTTGTTGCGGGAATATCCCGATCTTGAACTTGCCTATTCGGAATTGTTCCGAGTCGTGCAGTTCGCAAGGGATCAAGCGCACATGGAAGCAGCAGAATGAACCCCGCCCTCATCCAGCAATTCTATCGGATGCGCGAGGCGCTTCTGTTGGAATATCCTGATCTTCAGGACGATCACCCTGCCCTGCTCGATACAATCGACGGCATGGACGGCCTTCAAGACGCGATGCGTTGGATGATCCGTGCCGCGCGTGGACGCGAGGCCGACGCCTCTGCGTGCAAGCAATACGCCAAGGAACTAACCGACCGCGCTTCACGCCTGACAGCCGGAGCCGACAGGCTGCGCGATAGCGTCAAGCAAGTCATGTCGGAAACCGGGATTAAGAAGCTGGCCGCGCCGGACTTTACGGCCACGCTCGCGCCGGGACGCGAGTCTGTAGTTATCACCGACGAGACTTTGTTGCCCGATAATTTCGTGCGGATCAAGCGCGAGCCGGACAAGACCGCAATACGAATTGCGCTGCTCGATGAGGGGGGCGAAGTCCCCGGCGCGTGCCTGAGCAACACAACACCTACCCTAACTGTACGCACTTCCTAACCCAACCCGAAAGGAAATGACATGGAAATCTCTGACGTTTACAGCGGCGACACACTGAAAGCAGCGGACCTGAAAGGTGCCGAACCGACCGTGACTATTGCTTCCGTTGAAATGAAGAAATTCGACAACGGCAACAAGCTCGTTATCGGCTTTCAGGGAAAGAAGAAAACATTGGTGGCGAACAAGACAAATGCAAACCGCATCGCCTTTGCCTACGGCACGAACACGGACAACTGGATTGGCAAGGAAATCACGCTCTACACAGACCTCGTGGATTTTCAGGGCAGCACGGTTGAAGCCATTCGCGTCAAGGCAAGGAAGCCCGCACAGGCTGCCCCACAACGGCAGTCGGTAGCGGCTGCGGTTGGCTTCGACGACGCGCCGCCGAGCAACGAAATGCCAGACGACTCCATACCGTTCTGAGGATCAACCATGACAGACGCCGCCGCTTTCCAAGCTACCGTTCACGGCTTCCGTACCGTTCCCACTCGGGGCGTTGTTTCAATCACGATTGAAGCCCCGATAGAACAGCACGCACGCATTGCGGAGATAGCCGAGCATGGCGCTTGGGTAGCAGTCGCGCGACTAGAGCAACCGAAAGGGGGTGATGCCAATACCGAGCGACCCAAACTATCGCCCCGGCTCGATAACGCCCAGCCCTCGCCGTCGAGAGACAGTAACAGTACGGCGGCGGGGGCGAAGCTAAAGGTCTACACCTTACCGCAACGGGTAGCGATGGTTTGCAATGAACCGGCGTTCTGGCGGTTCTTGCAAGAAATAAACGGTTGGGGCGGCCACGATTTAGTGACCGAGCAAAAAGCAATTGAACTTGTCCGAGAATACTGTGGCGTTAGCTCGCGCTCCCAAATCCTCCCCGGCACAGAAGCAGCCAAGCGTTGGGATGAATTGCACGCAAGATATTTGCTTTGGAGCCAGTCATGAAAATGATCGACCACATGGCACAAGCGATGTGTGAAGCGCAGACATGGGTTGGCGCTTGGGGAAAAGCCCCGGAAGCCGAACGCAACGCATGGCTCTGGCTTGCCCTCGCGGCATTGAAGGCTATGCGGGAGCCGACTGAGGAAATGTATTGCAACGGCGATGAGGCGATTCTCGGCTGCCTCAACAATCATTCAGGTCTGCTCGATCCGGTTACGCCAGCGCAAAAGTGTTGGGGCGCTGCAATCGACGCCGCCATTAAAGAAGCGGAGGCGGAATAGATGGCCCAGCGCATTGTCCGACCGGCGACCGCCTTTTCCAATTCCCTATCGGCCAGCACGAAAAAGCGGCCAAGAGAAAAGAGCGAACCGCATTTGAAATTCGTCCGCAAGCTGCCGTGTTTAATCACAGGAAAGTACGGCGTCGATCCGGCTCATATCAGGTACGGCGATCCGTTCTACGGAAAACCCGATACCGGAATAGGCCAGAAGCCGCACGATAGATGGACGGTCCCATTGCACAGGGAAGTTCACATTGAGCAGCACGAAAACAATGAGCGTGAATGGTGGAATGAAATTGGAATCGATCCTTTGCAAGTCGCGTCCGCTCTTTGGGCGAATACCGGAGACATTGAGGCGGCTGAACTTACATTGAGTGCGTTCAGGACGAAGATAAAACGAACTAGCGGACAAGTGGAGAGATGGTGATGGAGACAAAACCCAAAAGGCCAAACAATTATGCGTCTCAAGCGCTCATAGTAATTTATGTTGCCGGTTACTTTGCGGCATGGCCGTCAGACCTCGATAGGAGTTTTGCGCGTTACATGATGGCGGCTGGCTGGCCGTACTACATGGCCTATGTCGAAGTCGAAGCCTATTTCGTGCGTCGTGACCGAGCGCACTTCACGGCGGAACCGTACTGAATCACGCCAGCACAAATGATGAGGGAATAGTCCCAATGACTGACCGATTCAAACTAGGGATAGAGGCGGCGGCGAAGGTGGAGTTAATCCACGCGGGGCTGTGTCAGCTTTTCGACGCGCTGCAAGCGGACGACCCGAAGAAAGAGCTTGCCATTCGCATTACCGACTTAATGGACGAAGCCAAGATTTTGGCCCGCTCAATGAAACATTCACCCGACGACACTCCCGCAGGTGAGGTGGTGGGGCAAAGGTTCATGCTGCGCGTTAATGATGGCCCAGAGCAGACAATCGAAGTTGCGACCGGAATTTACATGCACGCGGCGGCTGCCGCAGTTGCGATTCTAGACCTAAAATTACCGGCCAATATTCGTATTTGGTCGCCTGAACTTGTCCCTGAATATGGGCCGTACTTCTACATCGTCGATTATGACGAATACCAAAATCTGCGAGTTCGTCATGCCGTCCTAGCCGCCTCCCCCGCACCCGTAGCGGGTGACTGGAACGAAGATGCAAAAACAGAATTGGCTGGCGCGATAAATGACGTTTTGAACGACATGGTTGACCGTGGCGTCAAGACGACAACCGAAATTGCCGCCAATGTCGCGACCTCTCCAGCAGTTCACGCCATCATCGCCCGTCACGCCCCGCCAGCCTCAGACGCTTTGGTCGAGGCTTTGGAGGAAGCGCAGAAGGCTGGCTTACGATTTTCATCCTTGTTCTCGGCTGAAACAGAGCCCCCATCGCTAATCGTCCCTGAGCAATTTCAGCCGGACGGCATTGAAGATTTTAACGATGCCTACGCTCAGTTCACGGACGCGCTAGCCCGAATCGACACCGCCCTCGCATTAAAGGCAGGTGTGGAGGGGAAGTAATATGGGACTATTATCTCATACAATGTGAACCCGAGTGCAAGTGATTGAACGGGAGAGCAAGGTGCAGAAAGAATGAGCCGCTGTATGACCCGCGACGAGGCGGCACAGCATATAGGAATATCAGTGGAGAGCTTCGATGCTTGGCGCAGAAAAGGTATCCTGCCCGGTCCTATCCCCAATACGCACAGGTGGGACCGAAAGGCGCTCGACCTTGCCCTTGATCGCGCTAGCGGCTTGCCCTCCGATGAAGGCGGGTCCGTCTTTGACGAGTGGAAACGTGCGCGTTCGCCTGCCAGGAATCAACACGGCGACCAAACGCCTCGCTGACGGGACGTCCCGAACCTATTTCTATCACCGCGCGACCCGGATCAAATTAACCGGCCAGCCGGGATCGCCTGAATTTCTCGCCTCGCTCGCCAACGCCAAGGCGTCACGGAATGACTATGTGCGCGGCACGCTGGCAAGCCTTGTGCGGTCCTATGAGGAATCGCCGGACTTCCTGAAATTGGAAGCCGAAAGCCGCAAGATAGCTGCCTATCTGTTCCGCAAGATCGATGCTGAATATGGAACTTTGCCGGTTTCAGCATTGGCCGAACGAAAGAAGGTGCGGCCTGATTTTCTCGCGTGGCGCGACCGCATGGCCGTCAAGCACCCGAGGGGTGCCGACAATACGCTAGGCCATCTGGCGAAAGTGCTGGCGTGGGCCGAGGAACGGGGGATGATCGACGAAAACCCGCTGAGGGGATGGAAGCGGGTCTATAGCTCCGACCGTAGCGACATGATCTGGCTACCGGAGCATATCAAGGCGTTTTGCGCAGTGGCGTCGCCTGAGCTTCAAATGGCCTTGATGCTCGCCCTGCATACCGGTCAGCGCCAAGGGGACCTTAGGGCGCTCACATGGCCCGCCTATGACGGGGAGGCCATTACGCTGCGCCAGAGCAAACGCAAGCGCCGCGTGCGAGTGCCTTGCACGAAGGCACTCAAGGACGCGCTCGACAAAGCCCCGAGGAAGGCCGCGCTTATCCTCCTAAGCCCGACCGGCAAGCCATGGGATCGTCGGGGATTCAATCGGGCATGGAAGGCCGCGAGCGACGAGGCAGGGCTTGGCGGGCTTCATTTCCACGATCTGAGGGGCACGGCAATCACCATGCTTTCGGAGGCCGGATGCACGCCCCAGGAGATCGCCGCTATCACCGGGCACAGCCTCAGGAATATCGCCGCGATCCTCGACAAGTATCTTTCGCGAACGCGGATACTCGCGGAGAACGCCATCGCAAAGCTCGAAAGACGGTTTGCAATAGGCTAAATTCCCTTTACGATTCAATACGGACGAACGCAGATGGTTTGCAAAGTTTCGCTAGGGATTCCAATAACCGCCCCTGTCTGGGGGACTAGGGGTCCCGAGTTCAAATCTCGGCGCTCCGACCAGTACTTAGCCCGATTTTCCCTCAGCCGGTTTGCAAGTCGGTTTGCAGTTCTGTCCCGTATTTGTTCGGACACCCTACACCCATCGTCTGCCCGCCCTGTGAGAGAAGGATTATAGACTATGCGAAAGCCTGATCCATATTATGAACGCTGCCGCGAGCTGGCGATTGCTGCCGGGCTTGATCCCGATGCTCGCATTGAGAAGCCGGGCAGTGATCGCACGATGCCTGCGTGGTGCACGTTCCGCGACGATGCGCGCAAAGAACACGTTGCGAAAGAGGCGGCGCAGTTAGCCGCCGACATTGCTATCAAACCGCAAGAGCCAGAGTTTCAGAATAGCCCGCTCAAGATATTCGGGGACCATGACGAAAATACGATTGCCCAAATGCGCAACTGCATGGGCGTCGGCAATGTCGTGGCGGGCGTGATCTGCGCTGATGGGCACTTGGGCTACGCGCAGCCGGTAGGCGGCGTGATCGCCTATGAAAAGCAAATCAGCATTTCAGGCGTCGGCTTTGATATTGGCTGCGGCAACATGGCCGTTCGCCTCGATACGCCCTTCGAGGCAATCAAGGATCGTATCGGTCCTATCATCAAGGACGTTGCGAAGGTTATTTCGTTTGGCGTTGGCCGCACAAACGAGGAACGAGTAGAACACGAACTGTTTGACGATGCCGACGCTTGGCTCGAATCCGATATGGGCGAGTATCGTCAGAAGGCCGTCAGCCAATTAGGCACGGTCGGCTCCGGCAATCACTACGTCGATTTGATGCGCGACGAGGATGGCTTTACTTGGATTGGCGTCCACTTCGGTTCGCGCGGGCTTGGGCATACGAGCGCCACGCGCTACCTGAAAGCCGCTGGCGGCAAGGACGGCATGAACGTGCCACCCGCCGTGATCGACGAGGATTCCGAGCTTGGCCGTCGCTATATAGCCGCGATGGAATTGGCCGGGCGCTATTCCTATGCGGGCCGCGAGTGGGTGATTGAGCGGGTGCGCAAGATCATCGGCGGGGCCGTGACAGACATGGTGCATAACCATCACAACTACGCATGGCGTGAGAACCACGGCGGGCGCGATTTGTGGGTTGTGCGCAAGGGCGCAACACCAGCCTTCCCCGGCCAGCGCGGGTTCGTCGGCGGATCAATGGGCGACGACGCGGTGATTGTCGAAGGTGTCGATAGCCCAGAGGCGAAGGCATCGCTATATTCGACAATCCACGGAGCGGGGCGATTATTCGGGCGCAAGGAAGCGAAGCGCCGATTTGACCGCGCGACGATGGACGCTTGGCTTCAAGAGCGTGGCGTGACATTGATCGGCGCAGACTTGGACGAAAGCCCGATGGCCTATCGCCGCTTGCCGGAAGTTCTTGCTCACCACGTGGGGTCGGTGAAAGTGCTGCATACGCTTCGCCCTTTTGCCGTCGCAATGGCGGGAGAAGGCGAGTTCGACCCGTTCAAGGATTGAGTTACAGGGTGTGGGAAAGTCCGGTAATCCGCCGCACTTGGAATGCGGAAATCGTTGGTTCGAATCCAACCGCCCTGACCACAACGCCCAAGTGGGCTGCTAGTCCAAGGAGAGAGCAAGGTGCAGTTTGATTGGAGCCAAGAGGATCGTTTCGTTTCAAACTATGGCGAAGGCCCGCTAACCGCCCGCGTCTTGTGTTGCACAAGCAAGGAGATAACGCTTGAGCGATGGCACAAGCGATGGAAGCGACCAACTCGCTTCTCGCTACCGTTGAAGTTTTTTCTGTCGCCAGATTGTGGATGGGTAAAGAACACGGCACCTAGCCCAAGTACTGAAGGCGCGAAGCCAGAATAAATGGGCTGCTAGTCCAAGGAGATTTAAATGAGCGACGATGGCAAACTCGAAGTCGAGGCTAGGAGCATCATTGAAATGTTCATGCTGTCTTGCTTCCTCAATGCAAGGGGCGAACACCCTGAATGGCTTGCTGCCGACTCCCACGAACTCATGTCCACTCTTTGGCAGGGCGGATTTAAGATCGTCAAACGCGATGACTACGCGGAATGCGCTGAAATGCGAGCGCATATGGCTGAGTATCTGGAAGACTACAAAGCAGACGCTGGGCTGCTAGTCCAATAATCTTACTCAGTGCATGGAGAAGGAAGATGGAGAAAGAATACCACCTAGAAATATGGCAGCCCATCGAAACTGCGCCGAAGGATGGACGTAATCTGCTTCTCGGCAGCTTGCCAGATCAATGGGTCTGCATGGGCTTTTACGAAAAGGAAGGCGAGTGGGGATGGTACGAAACCGGCTCACACTGGACCGACGCGCACGATGGTTGCGTTAATCCGACGGACTGGCAGCCGTGCCCGGAGCCACCGAAACATTGAAGGATCACGCCGCCATGACTCGGGAACTGACCACCGCAGAGGTAGCGCGGGTAATTGATGTCCCCGTCGATCTGCTTCGCAAGTGGAAGTATCGCGGGCTTCTTAAGAACGCCCCTCATGGAATTTCTGGACAGGGGCGCGGCATCCAATGTTGCTGGTCGGAGGATGCCGTGGCCGAGGCGCATGCTTACGCCCGTAAGCAGCACTCGAACAACAAAACCCGCCGTCGTTCATTTGGAGAATAAGGCCCCAACGCCTTACCCCATAAGGCTTTGCGCTAGGAGAGAAGGAGAAGGAAAGATGCCGCGTATTGCACCCGAAGGTGAGTGGCCGAAGAACTGTAAGATACCGGCAGGGCTTCGCCACGACATTATGAGGCACGCGAGGGCATTGTCCCGCGCCTGCATCCTAGCAGACACTGATCTTTCATACAGGGACGCCGACAATTTGCGCGTTCGCGTTACCCTGCCTGACTACAGCCACAAAAGGCGCAAACGCAAAAAGGCAAAATAGCTAACCCCTCAATTCCTCAATCTTCTTCTGCGTCAGGGGCACGATCTCGAACGGGACTTCCGGGCTTTGGATAATCAGCGGGAACATGGAATGCGACCACCCGCAACTGTACTGAATCGACGAACGATAGATCGCCCGCCCCCAAGCCGCAGCGGGCGGAATGGTTATCGTCGAACGCCATTCGTCCCGACCTGTTGTGAAGCTCGTAGGGCCTGACACACGATCAAGGCGAAACACCGTATTGGCAGAATCCACAATCTCTCTTGAGATCGTCGCCGGGCAAACATGACGGCGCTCGGCGGACCAGCGGATTGTCAACGCGCCAGCCTCCATGACGCGGTGCGGATCGGCGCGGCCCTTCAAAGTTTCCACATCGATTGCCGGAACGCGATCAACGGTAATCAGCGTATAGATCGACAGCACGGCCAGCGGAACGAGCACCCACGGCAGCACATGTTCGATGGCGATACGGCGAACGGCGGAACTTGCAAGCGGTTGCATAACTATGGCCCTCTATGGAATATCCAGCCGATCAGCCCCACGAGGTCGTTCCTCAACGCTGCCAATATACCAATCGTTCCGGCAGCTCCGGCAAACACTTTCCAGACCATTCTTCTGGCTCGGCCCCATTGTTCCTTGCCCTTAACAAACTCGATAACGGCGTGCAGTTCCTTTCTGCTCACTTTGTATTCGTGCATAATACGGCGTAAAAGCTGCACTTCATGGGGCTGAAATTCCCCGGTTGGCAGGGCATCCGCCTCGTGTCCATTATTGTCCGTCATCGCGAGCTAATCCCTCGTGTTGGCCGGGCGGCTAATACCGTCCGGGGGCGGGCGATGTCGTAAGCATCGTCTGCCCTGCTCCTACGCACCTGCTACAAGCCGTCTTGCCAGCGCGGCAATGCGAAGATGTTCCTCGATGGATTCTTCGAGATTTGTGTGGCTGTAGGGAACGATGATGCTTTCGGTGACAGTGGCGCTCGTGTTCTCTGCCTCATAAACGCCGCCGCCCAAGCCGAAGCCGGGAATTGTCCAGTCCACGGCCTTACGCACGTTCGCGGGCACCTTAGTTAGTTTGTATTGTCCTGCGTTAGCCGCAAGATTGTTCGCCGGATCGAAGCCATAGATGCAGGCGATGATCCGCTTGACACGCCGCGCCCACTCTGCGGCAACGGACGCCCCAAGAGAATGTCCAACCTGAAGAATATCGACATGCTCCGGCAGCGCGCGGGCTTCAGCAGCCATGAGGTCGTATTCGCTGAACGATCCAGTGCGGACGGAAACGCCTTCCATCCGCATAAGCCGGTTCGCAAGGCCATAGATAATTCCGTCCGAAAATTCATGGCCAAGACCGGACATAATGAAGACGTGACAGCTCATCTGCGGCACTCCAAGGCTGCAATCTTTGTTGTGTTGGCGCGGACCAATGAGATATTTTCGGAAGTGTCAGCCCTCGCACAGACGGACCGAGTGACCGCACGAATATCGTCCGCCTGTTTCCGCTGCGTACAAGTGCGGCGGATATCGCAACAGTCTCGATAGCCGTCATACTCAGCCTTGTCCACGATGCACGCGCCAGCTAGGTCGTTACCGATATTCGTAACCGGCGCTTGCCCGCCCGCGCAGGACGCGACGACAATCGCAAACGCCAGAATAATCAGCGCACGTTTCATATCAGTGATCCTTTGGATCGAGGCGATTGTCGAATGTCTTGCGCCCGGTTTCAGTCCAGCCCTTGGCGTCTTTCTTTTCCTCAGGACGGGGCGTAGTGAAAAACTTGGCGAGGAAGCCGAGGATCGACTTGACCCACGGCTTCGCCAGCCAAGGTTTTATCTTCTTGTAGAGCGCGAGGGCTTCGAGGATGGTCATGCGGTTTTGTTCGGAATGATCCAGACCAATACCGGCGTGATAAGCGCAACGGCGGTCTGCACCTGACCTTCGGTAAGTCCGAAGCTGATGCCGAGAAATTCATTGGCGAGATAGATCGCGCCCATGATGACGGCGACCAGAGCTTTGTCGATTGCAGTGAACATTTCAATTCTCCTTTGAATGCTCGCAGACCGGCGAGCGCGGTTTAATCGCGTGCAACCCTTGCTGCTTCGATTGCAGCCTTGATCTGGTCGAGCGTTCCGCCTTCGGCGCAAACCTTCTGCACCTTGCCGTGGAACGAAACGGCCTTGGCTACCTGTGCTTCCGTACGGCGTGGGGCGACAAGAAGCATGTAGCCCGCGTGCAATCTGTCTTCCGAGCGGCAAAGTTGTTCGGCGCTTGAAAATAATTTATCGGTGATGGCGCAGCCACCGAGTACAAACGCAAGCACGCCCGCAAGTGCGAGTTTGTTCATGGTAGTTCTCCGTTGGTTGTTAAATCAGGCCGTGTCGATGTAGCGGGCAGACACCCATGCCCATTGGCCGTTCGCGATAATCGAAAGCCATTTCGTTGAGCCGTTCTGGGCTTCACGATTAATGATGACGCGCTCGCCAGCCGCCAGCTTTCCAAGCACGCGGCTTGAAGCGCTTGCGAACTCGCGCATGTTCAGGCCGTCTGTATTGACTACGCCAACCCGCTTTCCGTCCGGCTTAGGGGCTTCCGACGTGTCGTCTGCTTCGTGGTCGCCCGCCTCGCCCATGTATTCTTTCACCCCACGAATAAGCAGCACCTTGTCCACGTTCTTGCCGGGGCAGTTGTGCGTGGTTCTCGGGTCTTCCTTGTGCAGCTTGATCGTGTCGGGGCTAATGCCTAGCTTGGCGTGAGTGATGGCAAGCGCCGCAATCGTATTGTCGCGAACGTCCTTGCCCTTACCTTCGGTGAAGCTCTCACGCGAATAGTCCCCGACCATTTCAAAGCCGAGCGCCATTCCGTTCCATGACGGCGAATGAACGCCAGGGGCATTGAGCGGCGTGAATACCCAGATCAGATCGTCCGCAATGAACAGGTGCGGACCGGCAGACCATTTCTGCGTCACCTTGTAGTAGTGTTCGAGATTGCGCATTCGGACTGCGCCGGGATGCGAATGCCATTGGGCGATAGTTGGCGCTGCCGTGTTATGCACCGTCACGAACGACGGACGCCACGCGCCGAACTTCAGGGAAGCGACATATTCCCCGAACTGTGGCACAGTGAATCCTCGCCCGACTACCCCTCGCCAAGCCATATCTCTCTCCGATGTCTAGTGAGTCAGAAACCGCGATTGGGAAAATACAAACAGCGGATAGCCGGTCCCGGAAAACGGCACAGGTGGAAGAACTCATCGCCGCTCGGCTTTGCCTTGGCGCGGGTAACAAATTCGCCGGAAGCCTTGATCGTGAACCCCGCAAGCGTTTCGCTCACGGCACCCTCTGGCAATTGCCAGCAGTCTTGTCCGCCGCAGCAACTCGCATCGTAGGCCCATCCAGACATTGCCTCATGTGCCCTCCCCGACTTCGGCACCATGAATGCGGCCAGTATGAACGCGATCAGCGCGAAGGATAAAACGGCGAGCAAGATCAGGCACGCCTTGCCGACGAGCGAGGCGAACGAGGCGAACGAACGGCGTGGCGTTTTCAGTTCTTTGGCAATACGCGATCCGTAGTTGCGGTCGCGATGTTCGGGGTTGTTGATCATCGAACGACACGAACCTTGACGATCTCGACCGGCGGAGGACCAACCGAATATCTTGCCGCCGTATGCCAGCCGCCTAGGGCCGCTATGACAAACAACGTGATGAAAATTGCGAGTGCGCCGCGCATTAGTTATGCCATCTGGCGCGACGGCCATTATCGATATGGATATGATTGAATCTACCGCTATAGGTGCCGACGCCGCCATTGTGAGTCTGTTTGAGCCATCTGGCAGCCGCCGGTTGATTGCGGGCGACATTGAAATCCACAGCCCGGCAGGCCGCGTGATGAGACGGGTGGCCCGATCCCGCGATACGTGCGCCCTTGCGAAACGCGGATATGATCTTGACCTTGCCGAAACGTCTTTCGATCTCGCTCAGTTTTGCCTTAACCGATTGCGGAAGGCATGAAGCCGAAGCCGAATTAAACCCCGTCACGTCGCCCTGCTTATTCAGGGCATAGGTGAAAACCGTCCGGTCCGCATGTTTCACCGTGCGGGTTTTGGCTACACGGGAGGCCTTCGCCTTCTTTGCAACGTACTTTTTGGTATAGCCCCCGAAATGCCGGGCCTGTTTATGGCCCGTCAGTTGATAGGGCTCTACATAGCCCTTGCCGGGGACATAGATTGAATCAGCCGAGCCTTGGGCCAATACGGGAGTTGAGAATAGCAAACATAGGGTCGCGAGCGGTGCGAGGATAAATCGCATCGTTGAAGCTCCTGCTGTTTAGGGAATTTCTATGGAAGCGTCGTGTAACGAACTTTTAGTTTCTCGTAGAGATCGTCCAGTTCGGTATCGGACAAACGCCGCGACCAGCCAGCCGTGCAATAGAACCGCGTGCCGTTAGCAGAGGAAGCGCCTTGTGTACCGCCAACCTTGTAACTGTAGGCAGAAGCGTTTGTGCCAGTAGATGCGTAAGTCGATGTTGCCTTGAACCGTGTCGCGTTCGCCTGAAATGTCAGGCCGTTCGCGCCAACCGACTCGTCAATAGAGATTGCGAAAAAGACAACCGACCCGGCCAAGTCGCCCATCGATTGAGTCAAATTCAAAGCGCTGAACCCGCCCGATATAATAAAAAGTTGCAGGGTGAGATTGCTGCTCCCTGACGTAGTGAGCGACGTATAGGTGCCGTTTGTATTGAATCCGTTGTTGTTGGAAAAGATTGGCGAAAATGTTGATCCTGTAGGCTTTTGTGCTATCCCGGCGATAGTAAACGCGCCATTGTTTTTGTGCCAAGTTTCCGCGAATGTATGCGCCGCTGTTTCATTGAAGTGATCGCCACCATCAAGACCGAAATATTCGGCAGAACTTAAATCGCCAGCAATACCATTGAATGTTGGGTCGCTCGCTTCTGCGTTAACGGTAGCACCTCGATAGAAGTTATTTCCGTTGCCGCTAAGGTCAAGCCATGATTGCCCGGAACCAATATAAGAATCTATCGAAGCTGCATCGAGACAAAAGTCCAGATTTGCGTCCGCGCCTATCGCCTGAATCATCTGGTAGAAATTCAGAATGCCGGACCCTTCAGCAACAGGACTTCCATCTCCTGTCGCCGTAGCCCCTACGGAATTTCTTGTCGTGGTTCCTGACGCGGCAAGCGAACCAACGCTATCCAGTTCCGCGCTATAGAACGCCTCTCCCTCTGTTCCGCTTGCTTGTGGATCGCCAACGCCAATAATTGTCCCATCAAACGAATTGGATTTCCCGCCATAGGCAACCGGCGACCCAGCTCCGACGACAGATGAATCACCGCTCCTGACTGACATCGCGGATGCGGCGGGCGATCCCTCCCCGACAATCCCGCCCACTCCGCCAAAAATATAATCAGCCGTCAGCGAGCCTACGCCGGATATGCTTCCCGAGCCCTCCCGGTGCCTTGGTACAAAATCGTTCCCGAACGGCTTGCCTGTAACCTCATAGACCTTCATCCGGCCAATGACGTTGTAAACCGCCATCGTGCCGCCAATGGCATAGTGGTTTTGGGGCATTCATTAAGCCTCTGCGGGGTATGGTTTTATTCTAGTTGCGCGGGGCTCAATCGGCGTTAGAATCGGAACATGGATGCCTTTCGAGAATTCAATGGTATTGGCCCGACCGTCGAAACGGTGATGGCATCACCCAATGATGCAATCTGTCCGGTCTGCGGGCTTCGAAATATTGACCCCGGAAATCCATCTAAACCCTGCCGCGACGGCGGCACTGGCGGGTCGCTCGAGGCATTCTCCATATTCCTGGAGCGCGTGCAGAAACAAGGCTGTCTCGAATTGGCTGGCTATAATCTTGAGCCGGACATTCAGCGCGCGCTTGATGAAAAACTTTCTGATTTCGATTAGAGCGGCAACCATTCCGCTGAAGTAACAATTGCAACCGCTTCGTCATGATCGTCCTCAGTAAAGACGCGATCAATCTGGTTTTGCAACCCGACCGGCAAAGTCTCAATCCATCCTGAGTCAGCGACTACTTTCACAAGCGCCTGTTGCGGCCCGTTCGGCTTTTTCACATTGACCGAGGCTTGACAGTTTTCAGTCCTCGGGTCTGCCTGCGTTATTTCGTTCGCCTCATTGGTAAAATTCGCGATGGCCTGCCCGGCTACATTGAACAATACCCAGATTAAATCTATCGGCTGGCCGTTGCGTGTTGCCATGTCAGTCGCTCGGGCTGCTTGCCGCGTCAGTCAGCGCGCCAACTTCGGTGAAGCCGCCGCCCCCGCCAAGGTTTGTCTGCCATGTCGCGGTCGCGTTCGACAAGAACACAATCGGCGCTGTGCCGGTCGGTGTGCTGCCGTCCGCGCCCAGACTGACTGGCTTGCCGGTTGCTGAGAAAAACTTCCTGCGGTTTGCTTCTACGCTTTGATCCTGAACTTCCGCGTAGTTCACATAAAGGTCTGCCAAATCTCCATCTAGCAATTGAAGGAACGAGCCCGCATACACCGCTCCGACCACATGCTGCGCAATCGTGTAATCCAGCGTATCGTTCGTTAGCGTTGCGCCCGCCGCCAGATCGTCGGTATCGCCGACATAAAGCCAGCCGTCTCCGTTAAGCAAATCCCAAGACGCCCTGACATTGTGCCAGCCGCTCGCGCTCGTATAGCTGGTTGTGGAAGTCATGTTCAGAATGACGGTGCCCGCCGCATTGGCTCCGAGCATCTGCCACTTGTTTCCGTCTGTTCGTTGAAGCGTGACGCGCGGCCCGGCACCGCCAGCGATTCGCGATGCCCATACAGTTTTAAAAACCCCGTCGCCGCCCGTCAGATTGACCCAAACCGAGAGCAGCCCAACCTTGCCGTCTGCATTGCCGGTAAGGTCCGCCCCGCGTGTCAGGTAATCATTCGTGCCGTCGAAGTGGACCGCGTTGGCGGTGTACCCGCCCGCACTGCCGTCCCCTGCCAATGAACCAACGCCAACAATAGTCCCTGACTGTAGTGCGTTCTTGATTACATTGCTCGCCAGCACGCCGACGCCGACAATCGTTCCGTCATCTGTGGCATTGATCCCGCCCGTCGCCGCAGGATCGCCAACACTACCCAGCGCTGCATTGACAGTTCGGGCGCTTGATCCATCGCCCTGTGCAATTCCTTCCCCAACAATAATCGCATTGGCAACGCCCGTCTTGAACACGTCCGCGACGGTAATTCCAATGCCTTCAATCTGCCCGTCGTCGGTAAACGCCTTCGATCCATCCGGCGTAAAGATACCAATCCCGGTTATATCAACTTCGCCCGAGCGCGTGCTGGTCCCTTCGGATTGAGGATCGCCAAGGCTATCTAGTCCCGCCACGCCCGTATGTGCGCCTGTAGCATCCGTCTCAAGCGAACCTTCGCCAACAATAGACCCGACAATGATCGCCTCGATATTCCCAACGCCGGAAAGCGAAGCGGTCGCGGAAATATCCCCGGTTACGGTTGCAGTCTTGAATCCGCTACCGGAAAACAACCCAATGCCGGTAAGCGTGAAATTAAGTATCTCCGCCTCAAGCAGGTCGAGGCCGACATCGTAAGCCGTCCAGGAACCGACCACGCCATAGCGCGCCATCGAGCCAGTGACGGTATGAACCGCCATCTCGCCCTCAACGTCATGGACTGCCCCGCGCCCGGAGACGGAATACTGTGCCATTCATCGGACGCCAATCAGGCGGTATCGCTGATCTGCAAATACGTCCCGGTCGAATTGATGGTGTAGGTTCCGTCGCCACCGAACGTTTCGTCCGTCACGTCCATGTAGCCATAGATCGTCGTGCCCGTGGACGAGGCGAGAATTCCCACATGCGAAACGGTCGAGCCGCCCGGCACGTTGAATGTCACGTTGGACGACAGGAACGCTTGACCAGATGCAGCCGCGCCCCACGTAATTGCCACGCGGGCATAGGAGCCGCCCGAGATTTCGTTACCGGCAACGGTTGTCGGCGTGGTCGAGAACAGCGCCATGAAGTCGGCGGCAGAAGCCTGAAAATTCAGCATCAGGTTCTTTCCTTCAGCGAAGAATGGCATTTTGTTTTTCCTTGTTGTTAGGATGCCGTGGATGCGTACATAGATTCCCGAATACGCACGGGGCCTTCAAACTGGATGGAAACACCATCCGAATGGTCGAGACGCAGTTCATGCCAGAACCGGCCCGGATAAAGATCGGCCTGAAGCGTGGAATGAAAACTCACCCGGCACTCGCCCGAGGTTGAGCCAGTGACCGTAATCCCGTCCCCGATGATCGCGCTGGCGATGTAGGTTGAGCCGCGCTCGGCAGAAATTCCCCACCGGATGTTTGCGCTGGAAAGACCGGACAGGCTCGCGACTTCGCCATCAGCGCCGGTCAGCTCGGCGTTTATGACGAGGGTCTCGTCGAGGTGAAAATCTAGGGATAACGTTGCGGCCATTTTTCTTGTTCTTTCCAATGAAATAGGCCCGCTTTCGCGGGCCTGAATTTCGTGGCACTCTCCCGAGCGGGGAGGATTTTATAATGCGCTATCTAGTCGCCGCTCTTATCGGCGCGGCACTCGCTACCGTTGCCGGATACGCCGTTTCAACAACGGGCGTGTCGTTTGGATACTGGCTAGAAAATCCGCTCCGTCATGGCGGGGCATTGTGGGCCGCCTTCGGCGCAGCGGTTGGCATTGGGCTTTATTGGCTTATTAGCGAACCGCCTGCGACGGCCTGATTAGAAACGTCTGTGCGTTTTCTTTCTCGATGCGCTGCTCCATCCGTCGCATAGCTCCTGGATTGAGCCATTCCTGCAATTGCCACAGGACTAGATAATCAAGAGCAATGCGCGTGTAGAACAGATTCAGAAACGGCGTATTCGATAGAGCAAGCCGAAACGATGCCGCCGCTGTATCGTCGCCGTTGCGCAAGCGTCCCCACAAGTCTGCCAAATCCTCGATTGTTCCGAGCGTGGGACCGGCAAGGGTTGATAGGAGCCCCCCACCAAATCTGTTGCGAACCTCACCGAACAGGAAGTCTCCATAGATACCGGCACCGCCGCCCTGCGCCATTGCTGCAAGCCATGTCTTGTACGCAGCCGGGTGGCGCGGGGCGCGACCCA